AATTCTTTCATATTTTCTTTAATTGTGCGTTCGTATCCAAGTACATAATTTGAACATTCTTGTTGATATTCAGATAGACTTGCATATCGATTTAATGAATAATAGAAAAAATGTTTTGATTGGTCATAATATTTCCCTTTTTCTTTTGTAATTTCATCTTTTAACTCTTTTATAATTTCTTCTTGTGCTTCTGGATATCCAGCTACATTATCAAATTCTTTTTTATTTATGAATTCTACCTCCCAAGGATAAGACCAATGAAACAAAGCAAAATCATAATTCGATGCCTTTGCTTTTTTTATAATTTTATCTATAGACTGCATTAATCCAAAATCAATAAAATTTAAACGATTGGTTTTCTCATTATAGACTATATTTTGTGGTTTTAAATCGTGATGAACTAATCCATGTTCTTCGAATACTTTTAATCCATGAAAAAGACGTAATGACTCTAGCAGAAATTTCTCGCATAATTCTTCGCTCATTTCCGAAACAGACCATTCTCTCATTTTTTTGGTGTATTCTTCTAAATTTATACCACCGTCCCCCATAATGAGAAGTTGATATTTGGTTAAATTTTTAATTGCATCACTACCTATTTTACAATTTTGAATAGATTTAAGATTAAAAACATTTCTTATATCCACATCACAATTTTCAGGTACTCCTAAATAATATTCATTATTTTTATCCGCATTACGAACTTTATCATATTCTTTTAATTCTTTTTTCGCATCTTTATCTCTTAATAATTTTGATACTGTATTGTCATAGGAAATATTTGGAGAATCTTTACATTTTAAACTAGGTTTATGTACACATCCATATGTTCCTTCTCCAATTACATCCGAAATCTTTTTTTCCATAATATATTTATTTTTTATATATTATGTTAAGAAATTGTTATTAAAATTACTTTTCCATTTTGGCACTCTTTTTTACAATCCCTTTTGCAATAATCTTTTTCTTCATTATTACACCAAGTATTGTTATTATAACTATGATTATGCATTCGAGAATGATGAATACATTTTATTTCTCTTACTTTACTATGACAGTTGCTACATTTATATTGCTCAGGTTTTTTAGAATATTTTTTATGTCTCTCTTTTTCACAACGTTTACATTGGCAAGAATCAGACTCGCTATCTGACGTATTATATTCTTTATTCGAATAATTTCTATTTCTAGGCATTATATAGTATAAAACGAATTTCTAAAGTACCAATCATTTGATTTATCGTCACAGATCGAGAAGAGCGTAATTAAAAAATCATAATTCTATAAATTGTAATAAATACAAAAATAATATTTTCGCATAATAATGTATAATGAAAAAAAGTAACAAATCCAATAGAAAGACGATGAAAAGAAAAATAAAAGGAGGTAAAACAATAAAAAAAATGAATTGTAGTCCGATGATAGATAAAAACACACCGGTTAAAGGAAGTTGTTTTACAACGGATGTTCTCCAATTATTAAAAAAATCATATAATAAATACCATAAGGATAACCCGATAAATTCAGAAGATCCAGTAGTAATTTGGAAAGAATTAAAAGAGCGATTAAGAACTTGCGATAAAGAAGATTGCTGGTTAGGTGAGATTGAAGATAAAAATGTCCGTAAAAAGTTAGATGAGTTCATATTTGCTCCGGATCATCCAGAAGAATGGAAAAAAAATCCAGATGAGTGGTTATCTAATATTGATATTATTGACGTGCTTAAACAATACATGATAAAATATCCAGATTTTTATGCACCTCCACCATCTCCTATTGATTTTGATAGTAAACCAAATGATATGTTTGGAGATTGCGTATCGAATGAGTTATGTTCCTTTGATTTAGAAAAACATATTAAAAGTGGTAAATCTAAATATGGAATTGTATTTAATCTATCACCACATACAAGTGGCGGGAGCCATTGGGTATCTATTTACTTAGATACGAATGATAAATTTATATTTTATATGGATAGTGCGGGAAATAAAATACCAAAACAAATAAAAAAATTCGTCGATACAGTTATTCAACAAGCTTTAGAAATGAATATAACATTAGAATATTATGAAAATTATCCATTAGAACATCAAATGGGAAATACCGAATGTGGAATGTTTTCCTTATTTTTTATTATAACTATGATAACTAATAAAGCAGAAAAAAAGACATTTACGAATTATTTGGATAAAATAAAATTTTTTAAAGATAAACGTATCCCAGATAAATATGTGTTTCGATTTCGTAAAATTTATTTTAATGAGAAATAATTTGTAAGTATATTATAAAATGTCAGAAGAAAATAAGGAATTACAAGAAATATACGTAACAAAAAAAAAGGAAAAAAAAAGTAATAAAGAAGAAGAAATTAAAGATAGAGACCTTGGAAGGTATATAAAATCGAAACTTTACCCGATTCCTTATACAAACGGCAAAGGCTATCGTATTGGTAATTACCATGTTATGATAGATAAAGATAATTTACCTTTTTCTACAGTTGATCAAGTGGACCATTTTCTTATAAATTTATTTGATTATGTAAGAGAGTATCCAAATAATAAGCTACCTATTGGTGAATTTAATAAAAAGTTTTTTAAAAACCGTGAAGAAAACATTTTAGTATATACACCTATTAAATATATTGAAAAAATAGAGGAAGAAAAACCAACTGAGAAAACGGGAGGAGTTAAATATAAGAAACGTAAAAACAAGAATACAAAAATGAAAAAGAGTAAAAAAAATCGTACAAGGAAAAATCGTTAATATAATAATATAAATATAAGCAAATTATATTATTATAGTATGTCATTATTTATTCATCCAGAAAATCAGAAATTATTATGGAGTGTAGTTAGCAAAAACAAAATGGTAAATGATTATTTTATGTTTTACCCACAAAAAAAAGATAGTTGGTTTAGATCTATTGTTGAAATTTTCTATAATAACAATAGAAATCGTATGTTAAATCAAACTGAATTATTAATATTGAATAAAGAAGTTATTTCCTATATGATTAAAAGCATTAAGGATTTATTTCCGCAAACTCCCGAACCAAAACAACCTGTTGAACAAAATTTTTTAAAATCATATTCAATAACAGAAAATAAGGTAGAAAAAATAGGAAATCAATATACTGAAAAACAGGCAGAATATAATTCGTTATTTGAAAAGAAAGTTCCAGAGTCTATTGATTTTGCAGAAAAACAAGATGGTCCTCTTTCAAATATGGATGAATTAATAAAAAAACACATGCAAGAAAGGGATGCTGAATTAAGAAAATATGCTCCTTTACCATTAGTTCCATCACCATCTCAAATTGAAAGTATCGAACCAAATAAGTTAAAAATAGATAAAACATCGGAAAATGTGAATATACAAATCGAAGAAATACCACAAACGATTAAAAAATCCGTATCATGGTCAGATGAAGCAACTTCTGAAAAGATAGAGAAACAACAGGCAGAAATTGAAGAATTAAAGAACCAAATACGATTATTAATAGATAAAGTGAAAATTTTAGAAGAAACTAGAACGGTAGAATAATATATTTTTCCTTTTGTTAAAAATAGTAAAAATTAATGATATAAATATAGTATACTATTTCATTATTATGGAATTATTAAAAAACACATTTTATATTAATTTAGAGCATCGTAAAGATAGACTTGAACATGTGAAACAAGAATTAGCAAAATTGGGTATCCATGGAGAAAGAATAGATGCAGTAAAAGCAAAGGTTGGTGCAATTGGTTGTACTTTGAGTCATATTCGTTGTTTAGAGTTAGCTAAAAAAAGAGATTATGATTACGTTTTTATTTGCGAAGATGATATTACATTTACCCAACCACAGTTGTTATTAGAAAATATTAAGAAATTTGAAGATAATAACGAAATATTATGGGATATGCTCATTATAGGTGGAAATAACGTTCCACCTTATCAAAAAATAACTGACTATTGTATCCGTGTATTTTATTGCCAAACTACAACTGGATATATTATAAAGAAATCTTATTACGATACATTAATAAATAACTTTAAAGAAAGTGCAAACTTACTAATGAGAAATCCTACAGAATTAGGAAAAAAAAAATATGCATTAGATATTTATTGGAAAAGATTACAGATTCAAGATTTTTGGTATATGATTGTACCACCAACTGTTTTACAATATGAGAATTATAGTGATATAGAAGAACGTCAAACTAATTATCACCATTTAATGTTGGATTTGGAAAAAGAGTGGTATTTTGCACAATTTGATAAAACAAAAAATAACGCATTATAATTTTTATATATGATAATTATAATGAGTAAAAAAATATCTATAGATATAAATTTTAATAAAGATAAATGTTCCTCTGTAACAATATCAAATTTAGATAATAATGGATACTTAAGTGATAATAGTAAGTCTATATCAGAAGTATCAATTGATTCAAGTAGCGTTGAAAGTATTTGTTCTATAGATTCAGAGTCAATAGTGTCATTAGAAGATGATAATTGTCATCCACCGGAAGATTTAAGTAACAATATTATAAATTATCATGAATCTACTTGTGATTCTTGTTCAGAGTCTGACTCTTATTCCGACTCTGACTCTGATGCATGTTCTGAACCTAACTCGGATAGTGACGATTGCTCTGACTCTTCTTTTAATTCTGATTCTGGCTCTGATTCTGATTCTTGTTCTGATTCTTGTTCTGATTCTGATTCTGGTTATGATTCTTGTTCTGATTCTAGTTCTGATTCTAGTTCTTGTTCTGATTCTGTTAGTAGTTCAGGAGAAGATGATTAATTTCTAAGTTGTAAAAAACTAGATAACACAGTTTTGTTTTTTTGTTCATATTCCATCGTTCTCAAATTTGATTGATATTCTTTTTGCATAATACGTTCTTGAAATTGTTTTTCCTGCATAGATAATAATCGTTCAGCTTCATGTTTTTCTAATGGAGTTAACGTTTGTTGTCCACGTACCTGCTTGTATTGATCCATAGAAGAATATTGTGTTACTTTCTGATAATCCTTTTCACTAACTGCTAAGACTGTTTGGTCTTTATGAACTTTCCGTAAATCATCGAATTTTAATTTACTAAAAGGGTCACAAACTACATATTCTTCAGAATCGTCTTCGTCATATAATTTTGAACCAGAACCAACAACTAAATTTTCAACACCTCGATATCGTGCGACAACATTCATATTTTGCTGTTCTTTCATTTGTTCAAACATCTGACCCATGTTTTGCTTATTTACTTCACCATCTACTTTGTAGGATGCTTCATCTTTTGTAAACCATTCATTTCGCGCAGCATCTTGTTTTATTGACATATTTGAATCAAACAATTGGTTAAATTTCGAATTAAATTCTTGTGGCGACATATCCTGAATGACCGAAGAAATCTTTTTTACTGTAGATTTATTTACATCGTTTACTTTTATAGGTTCATATTTAGGTTCTTCTGTAGGAATAACCTGGTTTTGTTTCTGTTGATTATTATAGAAATTTACAACTATATCAAAGGCTTTTTTATAAAACAGGAAATACTCCGGACTAAGTTTTGATTTATCAGGATGCGTCATTAAAACAATCTTTTTAGCACGTTTTAAATCTTCTATTGAAATGTTGTAGGATAATTGGAATAATTCCAGTATTTCAGATAATTTGTACATATGAATATTGAGATTATGAGATTTGATATTCGACATTCGTATAAATAGTATAAAGTAATTATTTTAATTTATCTTACAAAAAAGTAAATAAATAATAAATGTTGTTATAATTTATATGACTTTACCAATTATCACAGAAATTACGGATAGAAGTCATTTTGTAGATTTATTAAAAGAGAATCCAGGTTTGTTTTTTATTAAATTTGGAGCAGAATGGTGTGGTCCCTGCAAAACAATAAATGCAGGTGTACAAGGTTATTTTGAAAAAATGCCGGATACTGTTCAAACTGCTATAATTGATATAGATAAATGTTTTGATGTATATTCGTATTTAAAATCAAAACGTATGGTAAATGGTGTTCCCGTTATACTATGTTATAAAAAAGGAAATATAAATTTTGTTCCAGATGATATTGTAGTTGGTGCGGATAAAAATAAAATAAATGAATTTTTTATGAGATGTATTCAGAATATAGAATAAACTCTATTATTTTTGTTTTCGAGTTCGCTTTTTTGATTTTTTTGATTTTTTACTTTTTCCACCTACCTTTTCAGCTACAGGAATAGCTTGGGCAGTAGGTTCAGGATTTAGATTATTAAGTTGATCTAAAGGAGGAGGTACTATTGGGGATACAGGAACTACAGGAACTCCTATTACCGGCTCTGTTACGCCTGGTATTTCTGTTGATTCTTCTTCAATATTTTCATTTAAATTATCTAATTGATCTTCTTGGTTTGGAGGAATAATAGATGGTAACATCGAAGTTGCAGATGTAGTATCTTTATTTTTATCTATATCCATTATTGTTGCGTATGCTAAAACTAAAGAAGTAATTGCGATCATTCCATATGCGGCAAAAGGGATATTATCTGGATAAGACTTTGTATCTATCATGAACAATATATAATAATCTATATTATTAATATATATTTTTCGTAATCGTATTATTTTGTAATAGATTTTGCATATCCAATAACAGCACATGCTATTCGATTACCTGCATGTCCAGTAGTTATACTATCTGGAAAATTACCTTTACCACAATCGTCCTCATCTTCATGAATAATTAAACCTCTCCCAATAATATTGCTTTTTGTACCACGTAATTTAATAAATTTATCATGTACTTTATATTTGGCCACGCCGTTCTTATCAGATACTAAATTTCCTAAATCACCAATATGTCTTTCTGTAGAATCTGGTCCTCCATGATTTTTATGAAAAGGATTAAAATGTGCACACATGCTTTCGCATTTTTCACTCATATCTCCACATTCGTGAACATGAAATCCATGTTTTCCTGATTTTTTAAGTCCGCTTATATCGATATCAATATCTATCATGTTTTTCGTTAAATCTTCTGTAAATCTTACGGTTCCCTTTATTTTCTTAGTATCGAATACAGCTATAGCAGTAATTGCGTTTGACATTTTTATATATTAACACGATACCTTTATCTTATTATTTAAATTCAAAATCCCAATCTTTATAGAGACCACCTCTGAAAATATTTGGTACAATAGGATTAGGATATTCGTTTTTATTATGTTCTTCAATAAGTTTTACCTTATTATTTTGATTTACATTTTTATTTTCTAACATTTTTAATAATTCCATTTGGCGATTAAATTTTGTTATATTAAAAATAACTTCTTGGTCTGAAGGATGATTTGAGCTGTTGTATGTTTCATCATAACCGGAACGTCTACCGAAAAAACTTCGACTACAATTTATTATGATTTCTTTTTCCGTAGAATTCATATTATCAAATTCGTCAGAATAACTGCGTTGTCTCTTGGGTATGGAACTTGTAGGAACAGAATCGTGTAAAACTAGCTGCTTATTTTTGATATTTTTCAATATAAACCCAAATAAAATAGCTTTCCAAATCATTATATATATTCTTAATAATAAAAAATATATTGTTTTATTATTAATTAGTTTACTTAGAATTATTAATTACTCTTACCTGTGCACATTTATTTGTCCACTTTTCTTTATCCACAGGGGATACAGTAGTTTTAAATGTTCTCTCAAATTGTTCTGGACTGTCAAAGAAAAAAGTAGATGCCTCTGAATTATTTGTACCACATACCATTCGTGTCTTAAAAAACTGATGTTCGTCTAATGAGCCTACTCTGAATTCTTGATATCTTGAACCGATCACAGCATCACGAATCAAAGTACCAGGTGTATCACTAGTCGAGTAAATATCAATCTCCTTTGTGGTATGGCCGTCTTGTATTTTAATTTTACGATATCCTTTATCAATCATTTTCATAACATCCTTATTTTTTCTTTGTTTTTTTCTATTTTCGCTCAGAGATGAAGCTACAGTTGAATTATCCGCATAACTTTCCCTTGGATTAAATGGAATAAAATTATCCTCATAATCATTCATCTCAGGCTCCATATACACATCATCGTCATATGACATTAAAAAAGGGTTTTGCAACAAAAACTCAGATAGTTTTAGTATGGATTATAAAGTCGATAATCTTTATATGGATTTTTTAATTATTATACGATATTCATATTTGCGGTTACGCTTTGTTCAAGTTTAATAAATCCTTCAACTTGAGGCGAATACATAATATCTGAATCAATCGTGTTCGAATTTCGACATAGGTATTCAAAATAAGGTATTGGATTCATACTAATGTCCATATCTTTGGCTTCATCAACCGTAAAGAATTCGGATTTATTGATATACTTAGATATAATCATCTGTATTACATAAATAAGATAATTCTTTAGACTTGTAATTTCAGTATCGTTTCGGTACTTATCAATCAAATTCTTTTTAAAGTTGGAATCTGTCATCGAACGAATAAAAGTTTGATATTCTCTATATCCAACCTTCTGTAAATTTACGCGTTCGTCCACAAATTCTTGAAATGTAATTTGCTCGTAAGTATTTGAAGTTTGTGTTGGTGAATACGCAATACGAGGTTGCTTTGGTAAAATAGATAAATGATCTGTTGTTAACTCAAGATAATAGAGAAACATATCTTTATTTTTTTGAAACACTTTATCCCAAATTGTTTTATCGTTTTTATAAAATAAGAGTTCGTATGCATAAATACAGTTAAATTTCACAATAGTATACACTTCTTTGCAATAATCTAAATAACATGTATTTATTAGGCAAGCACGTATAAATTGAATGTGTTCTGGTGAATAAAATCTTTCAGGTAAAGATGACATTTTAGGTTGTTTTAAACTGTTTAATAAATTCGGAATCAATTTTTTAAAGTATAGATTTTATATATATGTCTTTTTTAGTTAACGATTTAAAAAAATCTGTTCGTGAATATTTAATTACTACTTCAAAGCCAGTAATTATAGAAGAAAAAGATAATGTAGAAGAGTATGTAGAAATTCCATTAGATGAAGAATCCACTCCTGTTATTAAAAATTACAATTATTTAGATAAAGAAGACCTTACTATGCAGTTTGGGTTTGATAGGGATTTAAAAAAACCTTATAATTTACGTGCATGTATTTATCAAATTAACAAATCATTAGAAAAACCTTTTTTGGAATTTTATCTTGAAGAAAGAAACGGGTCATATCAATTTATTCAAAAGATATTAGAACCCAATCTTTTTAAAACTGCTGTTGCAGCAGATATTGAAGATGTCGAAGAACCTATTACGGAAAAATATGAAAGTGTTGCAGTTGATCAGGGCGATTCAAGTGATGCAGTTGATGAAGGAAATGCAGTTGTTGAAGGTGATGAAGGAGCTGCAGTAGTTGAAGGCGATACAGTTGATGAAGGAGATGTAGTTGTTGAAGGCGATGAAGCAGATGCAGTAGTTGAAGACGATACAATTCATGAAGGAGATGCAGTTGTTGAAGGAGATGCAGTTGTTGAAGGTGATGAAGGTGATGAAGGAGATGCAGTTGTTGAAGGTGATGAAGGAGCTGCAGTTGATGAAGGAGATGCAGTTGTTGAAGGCGATGAAGGTGATAAAGGTGATGAAGGCGATGTTGCAGTTGAAGGTGATGAAGATGAAGATGATGAAAGTGATTCATCTGATGAAGATGATGAAAGTGATTCATCTGATGAAGATGATGAAAAAGTAAACCAAACAAAAGTAGGTGGAGCAGATATAGAGGAGATATTTTTAAATCAAAGTAATGAATTGGTAAATACAACTATGGCAAATCTGTCAACAGATTATAAAGGTTTTCTTGAAATCGATGATGTAATTTATTCTATTTATGAGAATATTGGAGAACCAATTCAACCAAAAAAAGGTTCATCTTTATGCATCATCGATGAAATTGTGAATTCTAAAAAAGTTAATAATACACCTATTCATGAATCTGTAATAAAATTGTTTGAAGAAAACCAAAATTTATTAAATATGAAAGATGAAGAAGGAAATGAATTAGAAAACCCAATTCTAGTATATTTATGCAAGAAAAATGGAACGTCTATTGAAAATATAATTTCAAAAACAAACGAACTTGATACAACTATAACTGATGAAAAATTTGGAAGTGTTTATTTATTTTCAAAAAAGCCGTTAGACGTTGTAGGATCATTTTTTAGTTTTTTTACAGGCGCTAAAACGGCAAAGCGCTATTCTTTATTTTTGGAGGATAGTATAGTTATACCAAATGAAAACAAGGTATTATCAGAATATATGAAAGAAAAAAATGAAACTAAAGCAAATTATGAGAATTATTCGTGCATATCTTATAAAGAAAACGGAAACGAATTTTGGATTGTAAAATCAAAAACTTTATTTACAGAGTTACTATAATTATTATTTGAATTTCAAATAGTAATTATAAGAAAATTTTTTTTTTCAAGGTGCTGCGTTTTGATTTTTTGGATTTCTTTGTTCTAGGCTTTCTCTTTTTTCCAGCGGATTGTGTTTTTGTAGGTTGATCCGGTTCCTTTAGTTTTTCCAATTCTTTTAACCGCTTCACAGTCTGATACCAATTATTAGTTATTGAAATTATATTAATTAAAAGTTCTTTATTATTTAATTCTAAATTTTTTAACCAGTTATTTTTTTTAACGAGTAAATCTTTAAATATTATATTTTTATTTTTTTCAAAATCATCATAATTGACATTAATTTTTAACTCGTCTTTAAAAAATGTTTTCGCAATCCAATCGTCCTTGTATTTATTTGGAATTATAATAAATAATGTCTGTTCTTTTTGTGTTAATAAAGCAGTTTTTTCTTCATGGCTTCCTGGAACAAATTTTTTACTTAAACCATGAGAAATATTATCTGCGATATAGTTTATTTTTCCGGGTTTCATTAATCTCCATTCTCCATTTTCCGAGTTGGACCTAGTGTATACATCGTTTTCTAAATTACTCATAACTTATATATTAGGATTATACATTTTCATCCCCGTAATTCTCTAAAAACTTATCTAAACTATCAACATCAACCGTATCTTTTAAATTTTCATAAATATCTTCCTTTAATGGATTACGTTCATACATAACTTTGAACTTGTCAACATAATTTTGTATTAACTCTTTATCAGATTCGTATTTCATACGTAATTCTTCCCCCTTTTTACGTAATAATTCTAATTCTTCAAACATTTTTTTAGATTTATCTGCATCCTCCCTTTGTTTTTTACGTAATTCTTCATCCTTTTCTTTTAATATTTGTTGTTGTAAGTCAAGTAAATTATTTTTAGCGATTAAGTTTTCTTCTAAATTGATGCTGTCATTATCATCGTCCTCATCTTCTTCCTCTTTACCCTGTAAATACCATTTATTACGTACGTTACTAACACTACTAATTGTGTCGCAAATATCCGGCTTCTTTAATTTCTCGAAATTCTTTTTACTCTTTTCATCTTTTCCTTTAAATTTTTTATTGAATTCTTTTGTTATTCTTTCTGTTATCATAGGACTAGTTTCCATCAAACGATCAAATTCTTGACGACATAATTTAATAAATGGTCCTGCGTCCATTCTTTCGCACGGTATCTTTGCTAATTCGATACGAATGTTACGAGCAAATTTATCCCATGCGATTGATGATACACGATGCGCTTCATTTAATTCTGAGATTTTTAAATATTGTTGAACTGTTGTGAGAATACCAATAAAAATATTGATACCACCAATAGCCATAGGTGAATATACTTGATACGCTAAAGGTAAACTTGTTTGTGCAAAAGATGCTGTTCCACTAATTGTGGATAATACAATAGCTGGTATAGTAAACCATGCATGCATATAGGAAAGTCTTTCGTGAGAACGAGAATTTAACCATTTATAGCACTGTGCAACATCGCACCATTCTACTAAGATTTTCTCGTTTTCATCAGACCAATGTACTTTTGATAAATTAGCATCTGGTTGGCTTCCAGAATTACTTTTAGAATCATTTTGTTGTGAGACTGAGCTTTTTTTAGCTTCGCTACTCACAGATTCACGTTCACTTGTTGATTTTGGCATTTGTATTATCTACATTATAGTTAGAAAAATCAGAATACAAAATAATAAATATATTTTGTATTTTAAAAATAAACGCAAATCTCTATTTAATTTTCTTCAATTGTTTCGATAATGTTGCCATCTTCCTCTAAATTATAATCTTGTTTTTTTTCTGGTTCGGGGGCGGGTATAAAGTCAAGGTCTTCGAGTATATTACCTATTTGAACATCTTCACCTATAATAAAAAAACGCGTTAATTTATCTTGTTCTCCTATATCTTCTATTGAAAAGGTTCTATTGATATTAATATTGTCATCGATTTCTCTATAGAAGTCTTGCATTCTCATAAATAAACGGTTGAGTTGTCTCTTTTGTGAAATGTGGAAGAAAGAAATATAGTTGATATAAAGTGATATTTGTTCTCTTAATAAACGATTTTCATATTCTAAAGTATTTAAAAAGTTGGAAATTGAAAATCCGATTTTATGATTTTCACTATAGTTTTCAATTGTATCAGTTCTACCTGTAGATTGTAAATATAATCTATTGATTAATAGTAAAATATTAGAATGAATATCTTTTATATCATCTAATTTATATTCTTGAAAGGGTTCAAGGTCTTTATATACTGGATAGGTTTTCAATTCTAATTCATCTATATTTAATTCTGTACGATTTTCTTTAATATAAGAAATAATGATGTTGTATAATTTATAATAATCACAGTACATTCTATTATTTATAAGAGATCGGAATCTATCAATATGCTCCATTTCAATAGCGAAAGTTTTGTATTGAAAGTAAAACGAGTCTAGGCAGAATAAAAATATTTTTTTAGAATTGCTTTTAATCAATTCATTATACTGGGATTTTAATTGTATTAATTTCTCTAATACTACACATTTTACCTTAGCAATTTCCTTTTTTAAAGTAATAATATTATCGAAATCAGTTTTAAGTTTCTCAATATCAAACGCATGGTTATGTGACATATTTCTTAATATAGTAGTAGAAATTTCTATTTACTAAATCTTATTAGAAACGTAATAAATACATTTATGTTATTAATACTATAGAATGGAATCTCATAGTATTACTGTAAATCCTATAAATGAAGAAAATAAAGATTTACCAATTATAGAAGGAGTTCAATATATTGATGACGCTATAGAATGTAATGTTTGTTATAACATTATGACCTGTTTTTGTTTTGCTGTTTGTCTATTTACTATGTTTATGATGTTAGGAGGGTATTACGTATTAGCTGCTGGTGGCAGCGACGACCCTGCCTGAATTAATTCTGTCACGATTACTTTTCTTATAATCTAACACAGAAAAGCAGCGTATTAAAAAACGATCTTTCCCATCGAAATTTGGGAAAAATGGGGAACGCCCATGTACTGCTCTTCGGTTATCAATTAAAATTATTTCACCTGGACACAGATTATGCGATATACGATGTTTATAGTAAATATCTACTATTTTTTGAATCATACTTTCAGATTCTTCTGTTATACCTGTCATTAAATCTTGGTCAAATATAAGTTGTGGGTCAGTTAAGTCACCATTAATAATAGGGAGAGGACCACGCACGTCACCTTCTAAAAATTCATGGCCGTTTAATTTGAAAGATAGGTCCACCCCAGTTTTCCATAGAGGTTTACGTAATAATTCATTTTCTTCTTTACTAAAATTATCTATAATGTGTTTTACAGGCAAAATATATGTAAGTGCTTGTTTATCGCCACGAAGACATGCTAAACTAAGTACGTCTGGTCGTAATTTCGAAAATGCTTGCTCTGTATGTATTTCTAATTCTGTATTGCTTCCTAAACTAGTTTGGTCCTTTGCCATACTTTGATTAGGAACAATATCTTGAAATAACCTTCCGTATCCTTCTGCTTCATATGCTATTAACTCACTAAAAACATTTAATATCATACTTTGTATTTTAGCTAACATCGTTTGTTCTCCAATTTTATAATTATTTCCTGGTGGTGTATCTGGTAAATTATCTATATCTGTAGGTATGTTTTTAATAAGTAAAAATCCGGTTTCTGAACCATATTTTGCAAAATGCATTAATTTTCTTATAACACGATTGTGTAAACAAAGAGATAATTTTTTTGACATCGCACAAAAAAAATCAGGGTCATCTGAAGGACTTATTGTATTAAGAAGATTTGCAAAATTTAAAAAGGTTTCAATTTCATAATTTTCAAGTTCTAAAATATGATCATTATTGTTTGGGTTTTCCATTAATATACAAATAATAGAAAAAATTTACATAAGAATAATTTATTCTTATATTTTAGTAAGATGTACGATATCATAATTATTGGCGGTGGTATTGCAGGTTTATATTCAGCTTACAAAATTAGAAAATTAGAACCATCTACAAAACTATTAGTACTTGAAGCCAACGATCATCTTGGTGGTAGAGCAGGTAATTATGATTTTCATGGAGAATCAATCGCTATTGGGGCTGGTGTTGGACGTAAAAAGAAAGATGTATTGTTGTTAAAATTATTGAAGGAACTGGATTTACCCTATCATGATTTTATTGCAAACTCTCAATATTCAAAAACTATAGAACCAGGCTGTAAAGTAAAAGAGATGTTTTTATTTTTAAAACGAGAGTATAATGTGGAAAAAGACAAAGCAAAAACATTTAAACAATATGCAAGACCAAAATTAGAAGAGCAATATTATAGAGATGCGTATGATAATTTTATTGTATGTGCTGGATATACCGATTATGAAAACGAATCTGCTTATGATACGTTACATTATTATGGGTTTGATGATAATTATTCGAAGTGGCCAGGTATGGGGTTATCGTGGAAACAACTTATTGGAACATTAGCTTTACGAATTGGTTCGCAACAAATAAGAAAATCTTGCTACGTAAAACAAATCAACAACTTATCTACCTATGGAAATAGCTATGAAATTATTTGTGACCCAAATACTACATTTTTATGCAAACGCATAATTCTGGCAACTACTATTGAGAGTCTTGTAAAATTATTACCAAATAAGCAAATTTATAAACAAATCAAAGGGCAACCGTTTTTACGTATGTATGGTAAATTCTCCAAAGAATCCATTCCGATTATGGCGAAATATTGTACTATGACAACGGTTGTTCCTGGGCCTTTACATAAAATAATACCTATAAATCATGAAAAGGGTATTTACATGATTGTGTATACAGATAATAAAGATGCTGAAATCTTGAAAAAACATAAAGATAACAATAAAAAAAATCGAGAAATATTATGTAGACTATTAGAAATAGCACTTGATATAACTTCGAATTCGTTAGAATTGGAAGATATGGTGGATTTTTATTGGGATATTGGAACACATTATTACACGCCATTAAAAGGCGACTTAAAAAATCGTAAAGAATTTTGTGATATAGCACAATATCCAGAAGAAAATATTTTTGTTGTTGGTGAAATGATAAGTATGAATCAGGGTTGGGTTGAAGGTGCATTAGAAAGTGTGGAAAGTATTATGAATAAGTTTTAGAATTATTATTTTTTACACCTTTTTCTCATTTAAACCCTTGAAGAATTAAAATGGGACATTTTAATTCCTCAAGGGTCAGATTCCAGTAACGATTTGAAATGACGCCCCTCCAGGGCGTCCCATTTTAAATCTTCGCTGGTATAAATTGTTAATATTTTATTAAAAATAAAATATTAATTATTATGTTGAAAAATTAATGTTTCCTTGTTTTTCTTTTGGATTTCAATTTTTTTTGTTTAGATTTTGTTTTTCTTTTTGACTTTCTTTTCTTTTTTCCACCAGAATTGAACGGACGAATAGGATTTATTGGTATTCTGTTTCCCATAGTATCATATTTATTAATAAGTTCTTTTGGTTCACTAACAGTAGCTATTACAGGTGAAGCTGCTGTAACTGATCCTTGATAAACGACATCAGATGCTGTATTGGCAAGTGTTTTTCCTGCATCTACAATTTGTCCATCACCAATCTTCTTTACTGTATCATATGTTCCAGTAACAGCGCTAGTTCCAGTATTAATTAAACCCTGACCAACGCCTTGAGCTGCGGATACTGTGGTTGAACCAATTGTATTTGCAGCTGATATTAATCCTGGTGTATTTCCAACAGCACTTACGCCAGCGCTTAATGCGCCAATTGTTGTATTAACACCAGGAATATAGTCTAAAGGACCCATAGCTTCAAGCGGTCTAGAACACCAATAAGAATCGAAGAGTTCTAATTTTATTTTAAAAATTGTATATTTTGCTAAAATTTCATTTTCTTTACCAGTAAGTAATTTTTCATCATTATTTAAAGGGTTTCCTATGGGATAAATACCATAAGTTTCTTTGTGATACGCATTATAAAATTCTTCATAGTTATAATTGTTAATATGAGTAAAAGATATGGTATAACTTTTATTCGGATCAACTTTATTATTTTCTATAACTCCTAAGTCAATATTTTTACAACAATATATATTAGAATTCTTGGAATTTGTAGGTAACGGATATTCTTTTGAACTATTGTAAGTTTCATCAAATATCTGATAAATTCCTTTTTTTTTAATATCTAATAAGCTTTTTATAGGTTCATTATTATTTAGTTTTTTGTATTGTAAACAAGAAGATGTTATATTCCTTTTTCTATCAAATCCCATATATAATTACTAATTATATTAAAAATTTAATTAACATAAAAAATTGAATGTTTTTTCTATTACTTCTTTTTTTATTAAAACTATTTAAAATGGAAACTTTTCAGGTAAATAACATCCAGGATTCTTTTATTGAAATACATAACGATTCTTCTTCTTTACCCTTCCTTCATTTGAATGATGGAGAATATTTTGGTATTCTACGACTTAAAATGAAAAAAACAGAGATTACAAAGCAGCCCACTTTCCTTCACTTCACAATTGATAAGTCTGGTTCTATGAATAATGGTAGTTCTGGAAAAAAAAATATTGATTACGTCATACAAACTTTTGTCAATATGGTAAATTATTTTGCGAACCTAGAAAAAGATATTTATATTCAAGTTAATACGTTTAGCGATGATGTAAATATATTGGTAGATTGTGTGCAAATTACAAAAGAAAATGTGAAAGAAATTTTAAATACGATTCGTACTATTTCTCCTGATGGATCTACAAATATTGAAGCTGCACTAAAAAGTGCAACTAAAATTATGGTGGATTATTCCGAAAAATTTCCCCATCATCAAATTGGTCATATCTTTATGACAGATGGCGATCCAACACAGGGAGAACAATCACCTAGTATTTTGTCGAGTTACGTAAACGAAAACTTTCCAAATATATTTGTAGGGTTTGGAGAATATCATAATGTATCTTTGCTCCGAAAGTTAAGTGATAAAAAATTGGCGGATTATCAATTTGTTGATAATATGGAACACACAGGTCTTATTTATGGAGAGGTTATTCATCAGTTTATGTTTCCTGCACTTCAACATGTTGAATTACGTTCTATAAATGGTGAACTTTATGACTGGAGAAATGGGATTTGGACAAGTAGTTTATTTGAATCAGTTATTACTAGTGAAACAGAAAAGATTTACCATATTAAAACTACAGAACCAAAAAATCTAGCAGTAGAGATATTTAGTTCGTCTCAATTAATTGGTACAGAGATATCAATTCCAGATTTATTGGATATGGAAACCTGTGAAATTATAAAAAATGATCTTACAAAATATGCGTACCGTCAAAAAGTACAAGAGTTATTGTTTAAGTCTAAGGATGAGAGAAACTTTAAAGGGACGGAAAAGGCAAATTTTAGGATGCACTTAAGAGATACATTTGATAATATCCGAAAGTACATGCGTGAAACTGAACAGTTGGAGGATGGACTATTGAAAATGTTGTGCGATGATATATCAATTGTATTTAAGTCATTAAATTCTACATTTACTGATATTGGAAGTATAGGTAGAATTGCTTTGGCGAGACATAGTTCTCAAGGAAGGCAACAAGCTTATAATTTAACACCAACAGCTAGTGGAAGAAATACAGATACCGTTGTTCCACCATTTACTCCAAGACCAAATTTACTGAAAAGAATGCAAACAGCAAATATCAATTCCCCTACACAATCTTACGGTTATGATGATTTGAGTCATAAAGGGTTATCTTTACGAATTCCAAGTGATGATGATATAAATTATGATACCTTCGAGAAATACATCCGAGCAGGAATGGTGGATTTTGATACACATGTCACCGTATTCCAAACTCTTTCAGAAGAATCTGATGAGGGACGTTCATCGGAAGATAGTATTGAGAATTATGTTCCATCAAACAACTCAACAACTTGTTTTGCCACACCTAGTGCTATTCAAACAATGAGAGATGTTAGTCAAACACAATCTGATAATAATAACTGAAAAAACTTAAACACAAAACGTTTTATTATAAAAATGCGATTTATAAAATGTCTTTTTTTATTTGTTAACCTATTTTCAGTAAAAAGTTTTACTCTTTCTCAAAAAATAAAACATGAAAATTCTTTACAAATGTTCGAAACGTACGATATTGAGACCCCATCCAATAAATTTTTTATTGTAAAGAAAAAAGCAAATGGTTTTTTTCGTATGATTCGTCCTGTGAATATATTACCTACATTAGTACTTTGTTCTACAGGTGGGTATATTATGAATCCAGGCGTAAATCTATTTAAATCCCAAAATTTTATAGTATCGAACGTAATTGTTTTATTGATTATGTTTAACAGTATGATACTTAATGATGTATTTGATATTCATACTGATAAAATAAATAATCCAGATCGTCCTTTAATTACAGGTGATATTACTATTAAGGATTCACTATTTCTCAGTTTATGTATGTTTATAATAAGTGAGGTTTTAAACACCAAATTTATACCAAGTGTTTTACAGTACATACCTCGACTAGCAAATATAATGATATTAGCATATACACCAATATTAAAAAGAATTCCGTTTATAAAAAATTTATCCTGTGCTTTATTAGTTTCTTCAACGCTTTTATTTAATGGATTCGCCTCAATAAATGTTAGTTTTTTAAATAAAAACCTTGCAATATTAGCACTAGCAAGTCAATTAGTATTTACTGGTTCTTTTTATAATGAAATTCTATTAGATATAGCCGACTTATCGGGTGATAAAGAAAACGGAATTTATACCATTCCAGTTTTACTTGGTGAAATAGAAGCCTTAAAAATGATTGCAAATATAACTATACTTAATGTTTTATGGTGTGCTTATAATTTATCTTGTATGTTTAACTATATTCAAGGTGCGGTATTGCTTTATTTATGTTTTCCGTTATTTAAAAACATTATTCATGTACGTGATTCTGAGTTTTCAAAATATAGTATAAAACAATCCGTAAATGGTACTATAAAACCTATGATAATAGCTCTTTTTTACTTATGCATATTATCCAAGTATTATTAAGATACTATTGTAAATATAAAATCACATTTGTATTTTATATTTGTTACCATTTATCATATCAATATATTTTAGCCATTCATATAATATGAGTATAGTTCAATATTTATTAAAAGATTTTTTTTATACAGAATATGTGAATACTATACTTATGATAATAACAAGTTTTATAATAAATCTTTTACAAACAAACGGAATTTCATTCATAACTGCAAATATAATTAGTTGTATTCAAAAAAATAACAAACCTTCTTCTGTATTGTTTTATAAATATTTTATTGGTATTTCTATTACATTTCTATTACTTTATTCCTGTTATAAATATTTTCAAAATAAACTAATGACAAAATTACGCCAATGGTTAAGACAACAATTAGTAAATATAATGTTATTAGTGAATAATGAAGAATTTTCAGAGATAAATTTCACGAAATTAAATTCACCAATCAATCGTATTTCTTCTATTTCATTTATGGTTTTTAATGATATTATTACATTCATTATACCAAATATAACTTTTTTAATAATCATAACTATATTCTTCTTTTACAAAAACAAAGTGTTTGGTACAGGGTTTTTATTTGGAAATATTTTTATTATACTGTATTTATTAACATCTATTAATGATATGTTAGCTCATAATGATAATTATGAAAAATTTGTAACAGATACGGAATCTTATTTACAAGAAATTTTAAACAATATTGATAGAATTATTTATCGTGGAGAAGTTAAAAATGAAATTAATATCTTTTCGGATAAAACTGAAAATAGTATTCATCATTCCTTTTTGTTTTATTCAAATGCCAGTTTTCATGGAATAATTATGTTATGTATTGTTTATTCTATAATATTCATATCAATTGGTTATTTAATTTACCTATATTTTAATAAACAAATAGATAATACCATATTCATAACGTTTTTTACGATTCTTTTATTATATAGAGATAAGATGATGTCGATAATTACACAAGTTCCGGATTTTATTGAATTTTTAGGACGTTCCGATTCTGTTTTGAAACATTTTAAAGATATGGAACAATATTATGTTGTAAAAGATAGAAAATATGAAGTTGTTGATTTACAATTTTCCAAAATTCGTTTCGAGAATGTAACTTTTAAATACAAAACGAGTCAAAAACCTGTCTTCGAGAATTTATCTGTAACTTTAAATACAGAAAATAAAATTATTGGAATTACAGGATTATCTGGAAATGGTAAGTCAACATTTGTTAAACTTGTATTAAAATTATATCATGCTAATTCAGGTAATATTTACATAGATGATTCAAGTGTAGATGAAATTGACCCATACTACATTCGTAAAAATATAGTATACGTAAACCAATCTTCAAAATTATTTGATAAAAAAGTCGTCGAAAATATGTTGTATGGGTGTTATGATCTTGCTGTGTGCCAAGAGTATTTAACTGAAATTATGAAATATGATAAAATAAAAGAATTATATCAAAAAATGGATATTTATAATAAACAATCTGGCGCATTAGGTGAAAACTTATCTGGTGGACAACGTCAGATCGTAAATATAATAAGCGGTCTTGTTAATCCATCAAAAATATTAATATTAGATGAACCTACAAATGCTCTTGACACAGATTTAAAAAAAGAGTTATTGAAAATAATTAAGGATTTTCGTAAATATAAAAAGTGTATTATCATAATCACGCACGATCGCGATGTTTATAGTTTATTTGATGAGACATTACAATTATAAAGTAATTAAGTTCGAAATGAAATAAAAAAATAACATCCTTTATTATATTTCCATGGAAGAAACTATACCAACTAATTTTCGTTCTATTATTTCTGATTTTGCAAATGATTTATCCATTACTTTTTCGGATTATACATACTTATGGTCGAAGTGGAGTGAACCGGACGTATCTGAATTAGAATTAAAAAATTTATTTAACCACTGTTTAAAGGTTTACCCTGAAAGATTTTTTGATATTATTTATCAAAATGAGGATATGTTTAAATCAGATAGTGATATTAATACCTATTTTTTACCAAATGTAAGTTTTAGATTCTTATTTAATTGTGAAGATATTACTGAGAACACAAAAAAAGCATTATGGAAATATTTACAATTAGTTTTATTTACTATTGTTAGTGGAATTAAAGATAAAGCAACATTTGGTGATACGATGAATATGTTTCAAGGTATTGATGAAAATGATTTACAAGAAAAATTAAAGGAAACTATGGGCGGAATTACTGATTTTTTTAAGAATATGGAGAATTTCATGGATAAACCTAGTGAGGCTACAGATTCTGAACAAGAAATTCCTAGAGAACATTTTAGAAATATGTTTGAAAACATGACCGGGGAAGGTATACCTGGTATGCCAAATATGGAAAATATTCAGGATCATTTGAAGAGACTATTCGATGGCAAAATTGGTAAGTTAGCACAAGAGATGGCGGATGAATTATCTGGAGAATTTAGTGATTTAGTAGGAGAAGACGTAAAAGATGCACGTAATACACAGGATGTGTTAAAAAAATTAATGAAAAATCCTCAAAAGATAACAGAACTAATGAAAAAAGTAAGTGGAAAATTGGATTCTAAGATGAAAAGTGGAGAGATATCTCGTGAGGAATTAATGAAGGAAGCAAGTGATATATTCGGAAAAATGAAAGATATGGGGGGTCAAGAACAATTTAGTGAAATGTTTAAAAAAATGGCGAGTAGCATGGGTGGATTAGGGAAAAATATGAAATTAGATACAAATATGTTGGATAGAATGACAAAACAATCTTCTATGCGTGATAAAATGAAATCAAAAATGGAACAAAAGAAAAAGATGCAATCCGATGAAATTGAAAAGAAGAAACAGGAAATTCGTGAACGTATAGAATTACAGCAAAAATTAGCTGCAAATTATTCGTTGAACACTACTGATTCTCCTAATAATTTCGTGTTTCGTTTAGATGGCGAGGAAAAACAAGAGAAATCAATAGCAAATTCTTTTGTTCATCCAGATCTATTGAAAGAGATGGAAAATGATCATAAGAAAAAACCAGAAGGAGCTAGTAAGAAAAAAAAGAAGAATAAGAAGTAGACGTTTCATAAAAAATTGATTTCTTTATGAAAAAATATTTAATAAAAAACAATCAAATAATGGAACTATCAAAGTTTTCCCTTTCTATTACTCATGCTATACAACAATTATGTAGTGGGCAAGATTATATTTGTACAGGCGACGGGAAGGATGCAGTTACTGGAGAAATATTTAATTGGGTAATGTTAAATGACGGACATGGTACAAATTCTTGTATTAATTTTATACGTGCTATTCCAGTAGAGAAAAAGTCTGAATTCATGGGAACAGAAAATCCTATTATTGCACTAGTTCAACATATTGATGAATCAGGTTGTGTTAACATAGGTGAATCGTCTGGTGCTACTGCTATTATTGTAAAAATTTATTCGGATAGAGCTATTTGTATAAATTGCGGAGATTCACAATTCTTAGTATTTAAAAACGATGAATTAATTCATATTAGTAAAGAACATAATGGTAAAAACGAAAAAGAGAAAGAGCGAATAATAGGTTTAGGGCATAGATTTATACCTGCTAAAAGCATTAAGGTAATTTCTGAAACAAAAATGATGCAAGTTTATTCAGAATATGCAGTATTTAACAATAAAGATTGCCTTGGTACTAGTCAAGCACTTGGACATAACTCTAAAACTGGTTATGCACCTGATACATTTATTGTGAACTTTGAGAAAGATTCTTCTTATAGAATTATTCTAGGAAGTGATGGTGTATTTGATTTAACTATGTTGGATAACGAAAACGATATTTCTAGATTACGAACAAATACAAGTCAAGAGATTTGTGATTGGATTGTGGGTCGTTGGAAACAAGAATGGATAGGCATACTTGAGGAGACGAATGCATTTAAATTTAGTTATCCTAATGAACAAATGGATGACGTATCTGTTTCAGTTATACAAATAACTCCTTTAATTACAAGTGTATAAAAACGAAACAAAATACCATACGTTGGTTTGCTGTTAAATCTTTTTTCCTTGGTATGTATTATTTATAAAGGTTTAAGAGTCTAATAAATAAATATCCTCGCGTTACGTAAAAAAATAGTTTAGTAATATATAGAATGTCTGCCCCTGTCCCGTCCGCCGCTACTACATCATCTTCCCCCGCACCTATATCTGCCACCGCAACTGCCCCTACAACTCCTCCAGTAGTAACTAGCGCTGGATCTCACGCAGCAACACCTGTTTCCAAAGGAGGTGCTAAGAAAAGCCGTGGGAAGAAGAGTCGTAAAATGAATGCTGCTGCTAAAAGTTGGGTTAACTTTGTTGTCGAAGTGTTTAAGAAAAACCGTGCTAAAAACCCTAGCTACAAGTACAAGCAAGCTATGAAAGATGCTGCTAAATTAAAGAAGAAAAATAAGACCATGAAGCTTTAAATAATGTTTAACAGTTTGATTTTTCAGTAAGATTGAAGTCAAAATATTCCCGAATTATATTAATTTCATTATCGTAATTAATATCTTTTAAATCATTATCGTATTCGTATTTTTCGAATTGATCCAAATAAGGTTCTACTTTTTTTACTATAAATAAGCAATTATATATAAAGTAGTGTCCATCATCTAGGTTGTCTGAACATATGATTATTATAATATAGGATTGAATATTGTATTTTTCTTTTAATGATAATATCCAGTTTAGATAACTAGTTATATTTTTAATGGTTTTAATTTTAGTAATGTAAAATAATATGGTATTTGAAAAGTGGTTATTTATGATTTTTTTAAATCTTTCGCACCGAGTTTTAAGTTTAGAATAAACAGAATCATCTATTAAGTCATGATGTTTAAAAATACATATTTTATCCCAATGATATAAATTTCCACATAATTTTTCTTCACGTAAATAATTTTGATTAATAAACAAAGTCTTAGGATTATAATTGAAACGCATATAACCAATTAAATTTTCTTTTAATAATTCTTCTAATTTATTTTCAACTTTATTCGTATTTTTCGGATAAAATAGAGACGTTTTATTTTCATTTTTATTGAATAAAACAATATCTGTTAAGAAGTCGCCAAAATTATTATTTATTATTGTTAAAGATGTTTCAAAATCTATAAATAGATAATCAAATGGCCCACTAAACTTTCTTAAATCATACTTTATCAAGAAATCTGTAGAGTAGCATCTAGAACCACATGCAAAAATAAAATGAATCGGTGTTTTCATATATAGTAAACATAAATATGTATTCTAGAAAAAGCGAATAGATTATTTTTCTACCTATTATATAAATGGGCATGTTTAAGTATATAAATTTTAAGGTGTTTTTAGTAAGTTTAGCATTCGGTCTTTTTGCGGTTTATATGACAGCACCCGATAATCGTAAAATATACGTCTATCCCACACCTGAGAACGTGGAGGTTTTACAATATAAAGATAAGACGGATAGCTGCTTTTCTTTTGTTCAAAAGGAAATAAGTTGCCCGAATGATGAAAGTAAAATATCTAAAATACCTATGCAATCCTAATAATTATGTTACTGTATAATATAGAATGAATGTTAAACGCCTATTAGATACAGAAATGGGAAGAATTGTTATATCTGCAATTCTCGGTCTTGGTTTAGCAAGTTTATTTAATAAAGTTTGTAAGGATAAAAACTGCATCATATTTAATGGGCCAGTTTTAACAGAATTTGAAGGAAAAGTTTACAAGCATGGTGAAAAATGTTACAAGTATTCTTTAAATCCTAGTAAATGTGATAGTACAAAACGTATTATAGATGTATCCGACCCAAATGAAGGAAAAGAAACATCATTATTTTAGATTCGTTAAACTATACAATCTTTAGTTATTTCATATTGTATAGTTCTTATGGAAAATATTACACGTATCGTTGATTTACCAGATAATCCAAGTGGTCCAACAAATGCATTTAATCCGAATATGCAGCAGCCACCGTCTACAAATGGATATGTTCCCATTAACCTACATCCAAACCCTTATGGTATTTCTGCACAAAATCCAATTATGACACCCCCCCAACAACAGCAGACCCCGTTGCATATACAACAACAAATTACAGATGAGCAAAAACAACAATTATATCAAATACAACAACAGCGTTTACCATCGCGAGATATTCCACAGGATTCAGCCGGTCATATTCAAGATGAGCAGGTAAAACCAAATTATATTCCTCCTATAAGACAATCCTCAGATTATGTTCGAGAACACGAAGATATGACAGAGAAGAACTTACGTGAATACGAGGAGAAGAATAGAAAGGAAAAACGTATAGATATTCTTTTGACAGAATTCCAGACTCCTATCTTTATTACTATATTGTTTTTCCTTTTTCAATTACCTATGATAAATACACTTATTTTTAAGAGATTTTCGATTTTATCGATCTATAACACAGATGGGAACTTTAATTTTAATGGATTATTATTTAAAAGCATTTTATTTGGCGCTTTTTATTATTGTACATTAAAATTTACAACGTTTTTAAGTGAAATATAAATGTTCTCTATTAATAATGTAAAAATTTTCTTTTATGTAACATCCTACGAGCTTTTGCTGAGATTCTTCTATACTTATCTTGATTTCTTAATGTTTTATATTCTTCTGACCTAATATATGCTGCATATATTCCCTTTTTATTACGTTTACATGTGTTACGACTACAAATAGGAAAGCTTTTATTGGGACCTAAAAAACAACGCGTACCGCATCGTCTTAACATTACCGTTCTATCATGATATCCTGGTTGTTGTTTTGACCAATTTTTTAAATACGTACCTTGTCCTTTTATACCAGTTACTAATTTATTTTTCCTTGTTTTTCTATTTCGTTTTTTTGGTTTTATAATCACAGTTTCTAGTGGTTCTGATAACATAGTTGCTAAACTCGCCATATATATACTATTTCCAAATATTAAAAATCTTGACTTTTAATATCTGTTATTATTCGTTTTTTCTTATTGTTGTATTTGGAAGAAATGCTGTGATAGGCGGATTCGCTGCGTATTCTGCCAAAGATGGTGGAACAACAGGTTTTGGTAATGTAACATATCCAGGTTTCGTTGTTATTTCAACGCTAACTATAGTTGCAAGAATTAAATTAATAAAATACGACGGATCAGAATTTATGATAGTGGAATGATTTTTAAATATATATTCTTGCGAATAAATAGGTATAGTATCACCGTTATTAAAATTATAATCATTTAAATTTAAAACCGTAGTGCCATTTGTTAAATTAAAAGTAAAATTTGTCTTATATAATTTAAATTTCCGAATACATGGCGCAGTTATATCACTAAAACGAATAGATTTTAAGTTTATACTATTTATTCCATTGATAATAAAATCTATATTCTTTTTTATTTCGTATTCAAAATCTACTCCATCTGTGTATGTAGTTCCATCGCTATTTTCTTTTGTTACAGTTGCTGTAAAGGAAGTATTATTAATTTTTTGTGGATCAAAAACAAAATCAATTCCTACTACATTTGTTAATAGATTATTAATATAAGAGTTTATATCATAATATTTATTATTTATGGTGTAATTATTGTTATTATTAAAGGATATACTTGGTTCAACAGTTTTTGACTTATCATAAGTTATTTTAATACTATCTAAAGCATACCAAAATTTTGGGGTTGAGCTTATATTTTGTAATAAATTATATGAAGATAATTCGTTATTATTTACAGTATTATCTGTATAAGTTGAAGTAATGTTTATATCTAATGATGCAAATTTCTCCTTATATTTAAAGAAATCTGATGTAAATAAAAAAAAGAGTATTACAATTATTAATGTAAAAATAATTATATATTTATTTGACTTCATTATATATAATTATTAGGATAAAAAAAATGTAATCTAAAATGCATATTCGCCTGAGTTTTTTCTTGTTTTTTGTTTTTTACGGATTAGTTCTATGATGGAAGGTATTTTTTCGACCTTTCTTCTTGTTTTAATTTTCTTAACTTTCTCCTCAGCTCGTTTTTCAGCATCATTCTTACTACTATTTTTTTTATTGTTGTTTTCTGGCTCGTATTTTAAAAACCACATCTCATACTCTCTTGTATTTCTTTTATTGGATAGTTCTTTAAATTTTTCTGCCTTTTCAGATCTTATATCCTCTAAGGTTAATTGTTTTCCATAACAATTTATCGAAAATCTCTTTAATAATCCGTTTTGCGCTAATCGGTTTCTTTCTTCAACTTCAAATAAAAAATTCGCCATACATAAAAGGCGATCTTTATTGTAATATTTATTATCAATATACAAAAAACTTAAATAAAAAGTTAAAATAGTATCGATCGTAGCTATATTTATTTCTTGATCATCTATAGTAATCTTATTATAACTATGGCATGCTATAGGTTTATAAACATAGGCAATCGTCTCTAATCCAACACGAACTTCAAAATGCATAGGAATTATTTCTCCAATAGAAAGGTGTTCTATAACCTTTACATTTTTAAACCCATCGCGAATAAGTGTTTCTTTCAAAATAGTTGCGCATTTACTTGGTTCTTCGGATAAGACATCAAAATCAGGTATTTTTTTAACTATTTTACGTTCATCTTCTGGCATATATTTTGAATATAAACTAGTTGCGTACCCTCCAAAAAAAATAACTCCTTGATCTATAAATGAATTACGTGTTATAATATACAGTTTTTCAGATAAATCTGTATCAGAATCCATTTTTCTCTGGAAATCAATAGAATTACAATTTTTTTCACTTTTTAATGGATAGTATTTGTTCAATAATGCTAGACGTTTAAATACTTTTTCCCATCTAGATACATCACCAAAAGGTCTTGACAATTCAAGGTACATGGACATTCTTAAAAAATTAGGTGGTGCATAATGAATTCCTGCAATTATAATAGTATCTTTAAAAATAGAACTGTACAAACTAGGGTGTAAAAAAGTAATATCTGCTATCGGAATATAATTAACAAAAACTTTAAACGTTCCATAATGAACACCGGATTTTGCTTCAACATCTGTATAACCTTGTTTATGATAAATATCTGCTAATTCTTTAGCGTCGTCTAATGCGTTTGCAGAATAAAAATCATAATCTGGAACTTCTAAATCACGATTATAAAATTGCGCATATTTTGGTAAAATATTATTTATGGCAGTTCCTCCATAGCAAATTAGTTTTTTACGAATTAAAAAATCTTCTACTATTTTTAATAGATTTTTTACCTCATCGCTGTTTGCTATTTTTGTACCTCTTACTTTTTCACTTTCATCTACAGCATTTCTTAATATTTCTAGTTCACAATCATGAAATGACATATTATCCGTACATAAATCCGATTTAAATTTTTTATAAATTTTATGTACAGGTAATTGCGAATTTATTTTTCTATATTTACCTTTTCCCATATATCTATTTCTTTTATATAAAATAGATATATTTTTAATAGAACACTCCTAAATTATTTATGAATCCATGTTTTTAAAGTAGAGAATTGCATTCGCTAGAGGAACAAACGATGATTTGTTATCATCAAAAAATTCTTCATAACGTTGTAACTGAAGATCATTTTTATAAAAACGATAAGCTGGTACTTGAGAAGAATATTTTAATACAAAATCACTCATGCTAGGATTTCTTGCACTATCTTGTTTTGAGTTTGGAATAACATATCTTATAGTTTTAACATCCGTATGAATATTATCATTTGTAATTGTAATCGGTGTAGTGCATTGATCCATAACCTCTGAATAACGTAATAAATTTAATTCTTCACTACCTGTTTCTATGTTTATAAAATTTTTTAAATCGTAACAATTTTTAATATCTTTTGGATCACAAGAAGTATAATCTTTATAATTACGAACAACAGTTTTATCTATACAAATTACTATTTTACCCAAAACATCAGACAATTTTGTATCATGTGTAATCAATTTAGCATTATTAGATTTATTATCTATATAAAGTTTATCCATAAAAGCATTATGAATTGATGCAGCGACATTTTTATAAACATCCGGATTATTGGATTTTATCCTTAAATTAATAAATAATGGATCATTTGGATTCGGTATAGTAGTAGAAAACGCTGAGTTTAATATAGTAAGAAAAACATCATCTAATCCTACACTATTAACTGAATTTATTGTTGTAAATGTATTATCTGTAGAATATCCTACTCTTGGTGTATAAATTGTTCTTGTATTGCCTTTTTCATCTAACTTATCTTGACCTATATAAAATATTTCAAAGTCCAAAAAACGACATCCACGATTTAATACATAACTTACCATATCCAAACTTATATAATTTCCAGTTAAAGCACTATTATAAGCATTTTTAATACAATATTCGCGTAAAGGTAAATTATAGTACATACTACTAACATTTAAAATTTTTACACCTTCGGACTTTTTTAGACTATTAAATTCATTTTCTTTTGAACCACCAAATAATGAAAAATTTTCAGTTTGGGTGGCTTCTCTTTTAAGTTGTACTCTAGATTTTAATAAACGCCATAAAATATAAGTAAATAAAATAATAATAAAAACAATTAATATCCTTTTAATTATATTCATGATTCTATATATTCTATAAACAAACTAAAATAGAATAAAAAATATATTATTAGTCATATATATAAAAGATGGCAGGTGGTTTACTAAATATAATTTCAGTAGGAAACAATAACGTTTTTTTAACAGGAAATCCTAGTAAAACATTCTTTAAAGTATCCTATTCAAAATATACAAACTTTGGTCTCCAAAAATTTAGAATTGATTATGATGGTTTAAGAGATCTTCGATTAACAGAATCCTCTACATTTACATTTAAAATTCCAAGATATGCTGAATTATTAATGGATACTTATTTGGTAGTAAATATACCTGATATCTGGAGCCCAGTTTATAATCCAACATCGGATACAAATATAGAATGGGTACCTTATGAATTTAAATGGATAAAGGATTTGGGTACACAAATGATTCAACAAGTTGATATTACATGTGGTTCATTATTACTGCAATCCTATACTGGAGAATATCTAGCAGCTATGGTAGAAAGAGATTTTACTAGCGATAAAAAGAATTTATTCAACACTATGACTGGAAATATACCTGAATTTTATGATCCAGCGAATTCTTATGGTAGAATAGATACATATCCGAATGCATTTTATACACCAGATTCTACAGGTTCGGAACCATCAATACGTGGACGTCAATTATTTATTCCGATAAATACATGGTTCACATTAAATAGTGGATGTGCATTTCCATTAATTGCTCTTCAATATAATGAACTTACTATATCTGTAACCTTGCGGCCTATACAGGAATTATTTGTAGTACGAGATGTCTTTGATAATCAATATCAATATCCTTATGTTCAACCTGATTTTACACAAAATCGTTTTCAAACCTTTCGTTTTTTACAAACACCACCAAGTGTATACTTAGATCCTGTAAATAATCCTACTTATAATTCTCAGAATTATTCAACTACATGGAATGCGGATGTGCACTTGCTTTCCACATATTGTTTTTTATCTAAAGAAGAAGCAAAACATTTTGCATCCGAAGACCAAATCTATTTAGTTAAAGATGTAATGCGATATAATTTTGAAAATATAACTGGTACAACACGTGTACAGTTACACTCATCAGGAATGGTTGCAAATTGGATGTGGTTTTTTCAACGAAACGATGTTTATTTAAGAAATGAATGGTCGAATTATACAAATTGGCCTTATGATAACCTACCTTCAAATATATCTATAGGTCAACAGGGTTCTACAGATTCTGAAGTAGTATATGTTGTGAAAATATTAAATGGAGTTTCAACACCAGTTGCTTACGGTATAGATGTACATCCAAATGGTGAAGTTACTACAGGCATAAACATTACCGGCAAATATCATCCTGAAAATTTAAAAGAAATATTAAGTACTATGGGAATTTTATTAAACGGAGAATATAGAGAAAACATATTAACAAATGGAATATATAATTATGTTGAAAAATATACAAGAACACCAGGATTTGCTAGGGAAGGATTGTATTGCTATAATTTTTGTCTAAACACAAGTCAAATCGATACTCAACCTTCAGGTGCATTAAATTTAAGTAATTTTAGGACTATAGAATTAGAAGTAACAACTATTACTCCACCTATCGATTTAGCAAATTCTAGTTTTGGTGTAATATGCGACGCTTCAGGAAATCCTATAGGTGTAAGAAAATCGAATTGGAAACTGTATGGCTATAATTACAATCTTACTCTTTATGAAGAAAGATACAATATTTTATCGTTTATAGGAGGTAATTGTGGAATGTTATACGCTAGATAATTTAATTTAATAAATAAATTTATATTAAATTCAATACCTATATAATATATAACTATGGATATAACAAATAATTATGGAAATGACACATTTAGTAATAAAAATGCAAATTTTCAAACGATGAATATGGTTTATAAAATTAAAAAGATTAAGAAAAAAAGAAAACCGCCTGTGAATATGAAAAATATGGAATTTCCGGAAGTATTATCAAACATTAATGAACCTGAACCTGAACCTGAATCCGTAAAAAATGATAAACCGATTATTGAAGGAATGAAAAGATTTCATTTTGATGAAAATGAGGATTGGGATGGAAAAGATAATATAAATGATCATAAAAATGGTCTTAAATCTGGAGATCCGCGTCAAATTATCATATCGATTATAAATTATATTTATGATACTACTATAGCACTTAACAAACAATTAGCTCATATAATCACAGATAAGTTATCAAATAATTCTGAATTAAGAAAACAAAATAAGAGCTTAGAAGAAAAAATGAATCCTTCTTCGAAATATGATATTGATACAAACAAAAATCAGCATGATGACGAAATAGTACTTTATAATCAAATATGTGTTATGGAAGCATTCATTTTTAGTTGTTTTGTAGTTAATAATTGGTATTATTTAATGTATTATAATAATTTTGTAGAAGATAAAGAAAAAAAAGTTAAATTATTTGATTTTTCTGTAGCTAGAATAAAATGTTTAAACGAGGATTATTTAGCCAATAAATTTTTGAAATATATTGTCTTATTTTTTTTAGAATATGCATTAGTTTTCCCAGAAAAATTACAATGGTTTTTAGTTGATGCTTATCCAAAATTTACATCAAAATTCTTAAATCATACAATCGCCTATATGGTATTGTTTTTTGTAATATTTTATTATAGCTATAATTTTGCGTCAGGTTTTAAAACATTTTTAATTGATTGTGTAAATTTAAATTCAAACAATAGAACAGTAGCTGCTATGTACTTGGCAGTTATAATACTTTATATTATGGATATGGCAGCTGAAGAAAAAGAACCAAATTGTGAGGATTCTGAAACCATGTCAGGTGGTGGTAATTTTGATACTGATTCTTATAATGATTATTTTGAAGGTGGTGATCCCGATACAGAAAATTTCGGTGGTCAAACTATTAAGAATCCTAGTCAACTTCTTAATGCACTAAATATTCCAAATCCGATGAGAGCTATTGGTAATTTAAAGACCGCAGCAACAGGTGCAATAAATAACGCAGCGAATAACACAAGAGATACAGTAAGTGGTGCCGCATCTGAGTGGAAAAAACAAAGAGAAGAGGCTTTAAAAAAAGACGCGGAAGAAAGAGCAGCAAAAGAACAGGCAAAAAAAGATGCAAAAGAAGCTAAAATGAAAGCTAGAATGCAAAGACTTGCAAATGCAGTTCCAAAAACAAAAAAGGAGGCATTTTTTTTGGTATTAAAAATAATTTGGGCATTTTTACGATTTTGTATTATTATTAGCATAAGTGTTCCCGTAGGAGGAGTAATGTGTGGAGTTTATTTTGTATTATATTCCCTTTTTGGTATGTTATTTTATAATGATTGGGACGCTGTTAAAGTTTCAGAAGTATTTAAAACTATGCTTAAGTTCATAGATGATACAAAGGTTACACTTAATCTAAAAGAAGGTCAAAGTCCTACATTTTCTCAGTTGTTTATACAGAAATTAAATCAATATTTTGAATATTTTTCGGATCAGTTCTTTATCATATTATTGTTTGCGATATTCATAAATTTCTTAACTGATACTGCCAAAAAAGTAAGTTCTTCCAATTCAACCTTTAAAAATATTTTATGTTTTATAGATATTTCAGCAATTGTTATTATCTTTATGACGTTGTTGTATGTAATTAAAACTAAATTTAAATTAACTTCCATAGCTGATGCTGGTAATTTAATTAAAAATTTATACAACTCCGCTCCCATAGAAAAAGATTATGATTTTTCTACAAGCGCATTTTATTTATTAAATTCCGGTGTTTTTGCTATTACTTTAGGAACAGTTGGCTATTTGTTATACATAATTATAAAAGATAATAACCGTTAGTAATAAAATATTTAGAAATTATTATTAATGATATAAATTATTTAGAAATAGAAGCGTTATTTCTACATAATAACATTATTTTAGTATTATAATGACAAATAAAAAAAAGACTACAAAGAAAGAATTGCCTTTAGTAAGTGTCTGTACACCTACCTTTAATCGCCGCCCATTTATTCAAAACATGTTCAACTGTTTTCGTAATCAAACTTACCCGAAACATAGAATAGAGTGGATTATAGTAGATGATGGTACCGATAAAATTCGTGATTTGATTGAAAGTTCAAACATCCCTCAAATCAGATATTTTGAAGTTGCCGAAAAAATGACATTAGGTGCAAAACGTAACTATATGCATAGTTTTACTCGCGGGTCAATTATTGTTTATATGGACGATGATGATTATTACCCACCTGAACGTATTGAGGATGCAGTTGAGAAGTTAGAAGCCAATCCAAAAGCCCTTTGTGCAGGTTCGAGTGAAATTTATATTTTCTTTAAGCATATTCAAAAGATGTTTAAATGCGGTCCTTATGGCCCGAATCATGCCACAGCTGGTACATTTGCTTTTCGTAAAGAGTTGCTTCAGCAAACAAAGTATGAAGAACATGCTGCTCTTGCTGAAGAACGTGCTTTTTTAAAGGAATATACGATTCCGTTTGTTCAACTTGACCCTATGAAATCTATTTTAGTATTTTCTCATGAACATAACACATATGATAAACGTAAGATGCTTAATAATCAACATCCCGATTTTTTTAGAGAATGTGATAAAACTGTAGATATGTTTATACGAAAACCAGTTGAGCAACCTGTAAAAGATTTCTTTTTACGCGATATTGATAATTTATTAGCAAATTATGAACCTGGACTTCCTAAGATGAAGCCTGATGTATTGAAACAAATGAAAGAGATTGAAGCGGAACGAGAACAAATGTTAAAGGATGAAATGGAAAAACTTAAAAAGAATGCTCCAATCATGTTGCAACGACCAGGTCAAGACCCCATAGAATTATCAAACCAGGAAGTTGTAAATATGATTCAAGAAAGTCAAAAACAATCAGCTCAACTTACTCAAAAATGTTCAGAATATGAGAATATGATTATGGTATTGCAGAAACAATTAATAGAAAAAACAAAAACAATTCAGGAGTTATCAAAAAATAAAGGAATTACCGTTAGTGAAGTTCAACCATCTTCCAATAAGAAAACCGAAGAATTGGAAAATATGGTAACAATGTTGCAGAAACAATTAATAGAAAAAACAAAGACGATTCGTGAATTAAATAATGCGAAATCCGCATCGAATAATACAGAAGAGATAATAAAACACAATGTTGATCTTCAAAAAATGGTGGGTATGTTACAACAACAATTAATAGAAAAGACAGTTGCCTTGAAAGATGCAACAAATCCTAAGGAAAAAATGACAAGGATTCCAATTGAAGTAGTAGATACACCACGTGTCCCCGCATACGTACCTAAAAAGAAAAGTAAAAGCGATCCCGAAATAATTGTTGATATTAATGTGGTATAATATATTCGTTTAAAATTCGATATAAATAAATATGTCCATAATAGTATAGTGATTTGAACTATTATGAACGATATAAATATAAATTCAATATTTGAAAGAGAATCAGTTGCGAATGAAATAAAACAAATATTATTATCGTTTGATACAAATTATAAAAACATTACTTTTAAAAAGGGTATTTATATTTATGGTTCTCCTGGATGCGGAAAAACTCAATTTGTAATGAATATTTTAAAGGACCTTGATTATGATGTAATAAAATATGATGCAGGTGATGTACGAAATAAAGGATTAATAGATACTATAACAAGCAATAATGTTTCAAATCGAAACGTTTTACAGATGATGACAAAGAAAGTAAAGAAATTAGCTATTGTAATGGATGAAATAGATGGTATGAATAATGGTGATAAGGGAGGAATTACAGCATTAATAAAAATCATACGTCAAAAGAAAACAAAGAAACAGCGCCTTGAAAATGTAACAACAAATCCAATCATATGTATAGGAAATTATTATATTGATAAAAAGATAAAGGAATTAATTAAAGTATGTAATACTTTTGAGTTAAAAACACCTACTTCAAATCAAATACGAAGTATTTTGAATAAAACTGTACCATCCTTTCAAAAAGTAAAGGAAAGTTATAAAGATAGTATTTTAAAATACATCCAAGGAGATATGCGTAAGTTGTTATTTGTAAATGAAGTATTAACAAAAAAGCCACAGCTTATTACAGAGGATACAATTGAAAACATATTTCACGCCAAATCATATAACGAAGACTCTAAAAAAATTACAGAGATGCTTATTAATAATAACATAAAAATGGAGGAACATACTCAATTTATGAATGAAACAGATAGAACTATTGTTGCATTATTGTGGCATGAAAATATAGTAGATGTTTTACAAAATAAAAACATCGAAAAGTCTTTTCCATTTTATTCAAAAATATTAAAAAATATGTGCTTTGCTGATTATATAGATAGGATTACATTCCAAAGTCAAATCTGGCAATTTAATGAGATGAGTTCTCTTATGAAGACAATTTATAATAATAAATTGTACCATGATACATTTCCAGAAAATAAAAATATTTTTAAACCAACAGAAGTGCGGTTTACCAAGGTTTTAACAAAATATTCAACTGAATATAACAATATACTATTTATTTATAATTTATCTCAGCAATTAGATTTAGACAAAAAAGATTTAATAACTATGTTTCAAGAGTTAAGACTTTATAAAGGTGGAGACTTTTGTGGACAGACAGACCAATTGAATGAAGTTGAGAAAATGTTAGAAAATTATAATATTACAAAGTTAGATATAAAAAGAATGTATCGTTATTTAGATAAAAATGTGAAAAAAGATACTGCAATTGATGATATAGATGATGATGATGATTGATAAAAAATTGAACGCTTTTTGTTTTTAATTTTTAGATTAAAAACAATAAGAATGTCGAGATTTCATAATGACGATATTTGGAACTACGTTTCGGATGATGAAGATGATTATCCCGAGGAGAAACCTTTTCATATTGGTGATAAGTATCTTTATGATTACCAATGGTATCACGAGAGCTTTCCAGAGGAATGGGCAGTAAATCATAAAGAAGGTACTGGACCAGGACAATGCATGAATTGTGCAACTTATGGCTCAATAAATGGTATATTTATTGGATATTGTGCAAACTGTGCACATTATACTTATAATGGAGAAAGATGTAGAGGTTTTATTGATAACGGTATTGAACATGATACACCGGAAGTTCTAGGTTTTGAAAGTGCGTTTAATACTTATTTGAAGGATGTGGATATTTGGGCGATTCGGGCAATAGATGATGAAAATGAGGAGACAAAAGAAGATTTAAATAATGTTGAATATCCAGAGGATGATATATGTGAAGACGATACTAATATTGGTATTATGAGTCCTCATTTTGAGGGAGGTTACAACGACTTTTAATGTCATAAAATAGGATTAAATCGACCTTGTTTTTTTATTCGAAATTTTTGTTGACTTTCTACGTAAAGATAATGATCTTACTTTTTTACTTTTTCTACTTGATTTTGTAGATCTAGAATTTCGGCGAAACGATATTGCATTCATTTCCTGAATTACATCTGGGTGAATTACTGGTTCACCAATACGACGAGGAACTTCACTAGGTTTTAAATCACTAGGATGAATCGTATCACAAATAAATTTATTAGTTTTTTTATTTTTACTATCACAAACATCAACATTAGAATGTAATTTTAAGAAAATACGTAAACAGACAGCAACATCGACTAACGCATTATGTAGTTGACCATTTGATTTTTGTTGAAACATAACTTGATGTGCGGTTTCTAACCTAGGATTTCTTACTTTACGTTTCCCATAGTTATCTAAAGTATAATCGATAACTTCTTGTCCAGTTTCATCTTTTACGACACCATTTATATCATAAACATATTTTGGTAAATTACATATTTTTCTTGAATTGTTTAATGTACAGTAACGTTTACTTTTATCCCATAATAACTTTTGAATGATTTCACGTATTGATCCTTTTTCAGAATCACTAGTTTCTGGGTCTCTTAATAATAATGTAAGTTCTGCACATACTACATTAATATCAAATTGGACGTTATGACCTACTACAAAGTCTGCTTTCTCAAAAAAATGGATAAACATTTTCATAGCTGTTCTTATATGAATTCCTTTTTCTTCTAAGTCTTTATCTGTTATTCCGTGAACTGCTGTAGAATCTGGTGGCACAACTTCTCCTGGTTTTAACTTAATAAGCTTATCATAAAATGCAAGTTGTTTCATTTTTTCAGTATCATATAATATAAACGCTAATTGAATAATTCTTGGCCAATCTTCTGCTTTCGCACCCCCTGGTCTTTTCTCATTAAAATAACGTTCCCCATCGGGTGGTTTTCCCGTTGTTTCTGTATCAAAACATAAAATGATGGGACTCGTAGCGACACTCGTAGCGACACTCTTAGACATATTCTTATACATAATATGTCTAAAATTATTTTGATACCAATTAAGTATTTGTTTAGCGACCAAATGAACTAAAATCTGCAGTTAATGGCATGAAATTACTATCTCCTTTGCTTGGTAAAGATCCGTAATAGGAAAATTGGTCGGTTGAACTAGTTCCGTATGGAGATTTGAAAGCTCCTTCTGTGCGATTGATTGTTATGGGTTTTCCGTTTGGACCCGCAATAGTTGTATTATCTTGACCATATATTCTATTATTAAGTTGTCCTTGATTATTTTGAGTTAATATATGTGTTACATCCGAACCTAAATCTTTTGCTAATCCAGTTACACCTCCGACTACTCCTGTTACTACTCCTCCAGCTGTATTTACTGTATTATTGATAACTCCTGCGCCAGTAGTTGCGACTCCCTCTATTCCAGCAATAGTATCGTAGGATGCTAATGTTAACGACCCACCTATAGTATTTGGATCCGCATTTGAAGAAAATGTTCCGTTACCTATTGTAGAGTAGTTAGCTGTTGGATTTTGATTATTATTTTGACCTTTAACTTGTCCTTGATTACCTATATTTTGAAGTCCAGATCCGCCAACAATTGAATTTCCTGCATATGATAATGTTCCAGATCCTCCCTTACCACCACAATTGGTGCATGCTCCACTATTACATGCAGGACATGAAGGACATACTGGTGGTACGATTTGAGTTTTTAACAAATAATCATCTGAATAATTTACATTTGGTGGTTTTTCATTATTTTTCCAATACCAATACCATTTGAAATATTCCGATGCTACACTATCTGTTGTTGGAAGATTGGGAGGTAAATTGTTTGGACCTGCATTATTATTATTAGTAACTGTTTTACCAGCTGAATTTGATTGTCCAGAAGATGGTGCAACTCCGTCTTTATTAAAACGTACAAGCATATTTAAATTGTATGATTTTAAAGTAGAATCTGAAAAACCTAGAAGAGCAATTATAGTATCTTGTTGATGTGGTAAGTATAAAACAATATTTTGACCAATTAAATCATTACATATAAATGGGATAAAATCAATAGAGGAAATAGGAGGAGGTGCAGCACTTGAAATTTCTCCTGACCGGCTGAAAGATTTTGAACTGCCATCACGACTGTAAACTGTAATAGATTTTGTTGCACCATCTGGTTGAGTCTGTATTATCAAATTACCATTTTTAATATCAAATTTTACATATGGACTTAATAAATATAAGTTTTTCGTAGTATCATAATAATTATCTGTAGCGGAAGTATTTGTTGGAGCTGTATATGTAATATATTTATCTATACCAACAATACTATTAGTATAACCATGAAAGTAATTTAATTTATTTTGATATGAAAAATAATAACTTCCTATATTTGTATTACTTGTATTATCAATAATATGTAAATATGTGTCAGTATCGAATGGAATATACAATACACTATATTTATCTGTATTTTTTGATTGTGAACTATAAATATAAGACGTAAAGGAACTTGAAACTGCAGTAGTTTTGCTTGGCTCAATATCAACTGATATAACATTATTTTTATCATCTAGCTGTTTGGTAAAAGATAAAGGACGCGTATTGTCCATACGAGGAATCACTTTTGTAGTAGCTATCGAAAGACCTGTTGAATCTACATTTTCAGAATTAACATACGTAGTAGAATCTATTTCTATTAAATTGCCGTTTCTATCATCAAAATATAAATTATCATAGAGTTTTATAGGTGTAGCAGTTTTAGAATAGGTTGGAATAAGTACTCTATCGTTAGATGATTTAGTTTTCTGAAATGATACAAATCCTTCCAATGAAATTAAATAGTTACCAAATAACACAGATATTACTAAAACAAATAATAATAGTAAAAATAAAAACAAGGGTGTAATTTTTATGGATAACATTTGATATAAAGTATAGGACGAAAAAGATATGCGATAAAATGAAAAATTGATTTATTTTTTCTACTTCTATTTATAATAAAAAATAATATGGATTCTGAGATTACCGGGAAAAAGAAGCGACAAAGATCACCTCAACCAATTCTAAATCGTTTTTATAACGACAACAATCAATTTGAATTTTCATTAGATGAAGCCGGTCGTGGTTGTTTGTTTGGGCGTGTATATATTGGATGTGTTGTTTTACCTAAAGACCCAGAACAATTCTATAATAAAGATATAAAAGACAGTAAAAAATTCTCTTCTAAAAAAAAGATAAATGAAGTTGCGGATTATATAAAGAAGCATGCACTAGCTTGGCATGTTGCATGGATTCCTGAAACTGTAATAGATGATATAAATATTTTACAATCTGTTATGAAAGGAATGCATGAATGTATTCGTGAAACCATTTCGAAATTAGAGAATGTCGAAATGGATAGATGTATGGCCATAGTAGATGGAAATTATTTTAACCCATACAGAGCTTATGATAACAGTAGAGAGTGCATTCAAGAGTTATCTCATGTAACAGTTGAACAGGGTGATGCAAAATATATGGGAATCGCAGCAGCAAGTATATTGGCAAAGACAAGCCGCGACAACTATATTGAAGAGATATGCAAGGAACACCCACTATTAGTCGAGCGTTATGGTCTAGATACAAATATGGGTTATGGTACAAAGAGACATTTGGATGGAATAAAAGAACATGGAATTACTCAGTGGCATCGTAAAACATTTGGAAATAACTGTAAAAATGCCAGTATAAATCAAATTATATAAACATATCTTCTACATTATCTTTTGAAATCGACATATATTTTGTTTGCCGATCCATTAAACTATATCCTATCAATAGTTCTCGACTGCTCTCTAAATATACAAACCCTAGCGTATATTCCACTTTTTCTTTTTCGAAGGTAAATATTCGGCTGTATCGCTTAACTTCCATCGTCTTTGCATCCAAAGCAACAAATACATGATAATAATAACGGCGGTCTTCGTAGCTTACTAAATGACAAATAAACCATATTTCATTTCCAACACGCTGCCCATTTGTGGAACCCCGTAACCATTTGAAAAAATTAGGTGTATTATATTCATGGGTTATCACCATTTTTTTAACAGGATTCTTTTTCTCATCAATTTTACTAGTTGGATGATCTACCACATTTCCAATCCTTAATGGAGACCAACCATAAATCATTTTAAGTTCTCGGTTTGAATTTTCGAAAAGTACCCAATTTTTTTCTATGGATTGTTGGCAATCTATTTCTATTAAATTTGATAATGTAGATCTTGATTTTAAATTTATTAGTCCATGTTCAACCATCATTTTATTAGATTCTCCGTCCATCCCACGATTTGCATTAAAATAAAGCTTATTATCATAATTCATAATACGAACATCTTCTAATCCAATATATTGTCCATCGTAAGAATTATTATATTTTAATTCTGTTTCACTTTCTAATTTCCAAGCTGATTTACTAATGTCAATATATGCAACCGCATTTTTTGTTATAATGTTTTGTTGGTTAATATAACCACCCTTATCATCAATTTTATAATTCACGTAGCGGACATTTACAATAAGTTTGTTTTTATTAAGCGGATCTATACATATTGATGGTGTGCTAGCAAAGAAACTATCATCTATGTATAATGATTTACCGATTTGCTGTAATTCAGTAAAATCAAATTTGTTTGATTCCATATCTTTTAACTTCGGGGTATAAAATTTATAATTCGATAAAATATTCATGTTAATATAATCCGGTGAATTTGGATGCGATATTACTTTCATACAACTAGCAACTATATCTAAATTTTTTGGATTGCGATAGTAAGCCAATACTGTAAATTCATAATCTAATTTAAAATCATAGATTTCCTTTTCCAAAAATAGGTGATCATTTGTTTTATGTTTATTTAATTCATCTTTCGCAATCTCATAAAAAGCATACGAAAGAACATTTTTTCCTTCGCACCTATAATAATTCACAATTTTATATAAATTCTCTATACGTATAGGATAAAATTGATAGCCATCTAACCATGATTGTATGGCATTCGCCATATTTCCCATTCGTTCATAACAATTTCCCATTGCATAATATGAAAACCATACTTCTTCAACCCATCCTCCTAATTTTATACGTTCTTCATACTTTTTAATTGCATTTTCTAACTGATTTGCATCACGATACGTATTTGCTAAATAAAAAGTATAACGGGCGTTATCTGGATTCTCCTCTAATCCTTTCACCAATAATCGTATATCTCTTTCTGTTTTATCAGATTTTGCTCCTCCATCACCAATATCGTCTATGAATAATACTGACTTGTCTATTTGTTGATAAACAGCGCCTTCTGTAGTCTTTACGAATTCATGAGTGACTCCCCAATAAGAATACTCTGGATCATTTCTTAAAATACGAACGTTCTTATAAAAAAATAAATCTGTACCCTGAAAAATAAAATAGGCATCTTTTGTTAATGACTTTTTAAATTCGGGAATGGAAAGATTCTTGGGAATACGTAATTTCATATCCGCATCCATTAATAATAAATAATCCGCATTTGGTAATCCAATACATGCATTAAGTGCGAATGTACGATTGTATCCAAAGTCTTTAAATGGTTCCTTAACGATTCTTCCTGGTATATTGTTTTTCTCAAAAAATGTTTCTATCAATTCAATCGTATTATCTGTACTACCAGTATCGCAAATACAATAACTATCGATAATTGGTAACACAGATAATAATAACCTTTCAATTACTTTACTCTCGTTCTTTACAATCATATTTAGACATAGTTTAGACATTTTATATTTTATAATAATAAGGTTATTTTATATATTATTTTATTCAAAGTATTTTTTCGATACATATTATAGTTATGTCATTTACTAGTTTTCGAAATGATCCTTCACGTATTAGCAAAGAAATGCAAATTAGTAGTTATTCTGGAAGATATTTTTTAGATACTCCAGGACAAGGTATAGATCTTCCCTTTATTGAAGATCCAAATATACGAATGCAAAGATGGGGTGCAAATTTGAGAAATAATACTGTAAATTTAGAGAGTGATTTACGCGGTCTAAGTCGTAAATTAAATCGTGATTCGGTTCAATTAAATGATTATACAAGACATTCTGCTCATACTTCAGTAAATAAATATCGTAATGAGGATCCATTTGTAGAAGAAAGCAGAGCAACACATCCAGCATGGATGTATAAAGATTTAGAACAACCTAGATGGGAATCCCCTTTTTTAAATCCTTTACATGGTTTAGACAAAGGATTTCACGAGAATATTCAAACACGCATTTTAGAAAAAGATTACTTTGTTCCCACAGTTCCTGTTGTTGAAGGTACGAATAATTTTTATTTAACTGGTAAATCCATTTGTATTGAGGGAGATGAGTCTGTATGTCCTGGAACATTATATAAAAATACAATACGATAATTCTTATAAATATTATATAACAATATATTAATTATATAATATGGAAATAGCAATTCCTGGTATCGCATTAGGACTATTATATATTGTCTCGAATCAAAAATCAAAAAAAGAGAACTTTAGAGATCGCAATTTATTACCAAATACAGATGTACCAAATCGTAATTATCCAGATGAACTTCCTATCGTATCACCAGATACTGATCAAACATCTCAGTTATCAGCTACAAATCGTTATGATAATGGTGGTGGTGTGTATACTGATAAATATTTTAATCCAAATATGAATAAATCGACAGATATTAAAAGTGAGGTTGGTCAACAATTTTATTCATTAACTGGTGATAAAGTAAACTCTAGTTATTTTGAACATAATAATATGGTTCCCTTTTTTGGGAGTAATTTAAGAAGTCGAATTGCAGATGAAAATACAAATCAAGGGCTTTTAGATAATTATACTGGAGCGGGTTCTCAGGTAATAACAAAGAAGGAACAAGCACCATTATTTTCACCTAGCGGAAATCAACAATGGGCTTATGGTGCACCAAATATGAGTGAATTTTATCAATCTCGTGTCAATCCTAGTTTACGTATGGCGAATGTAAAACCGTTTGAAGAACAACATGTTGCACCTGGATTAGGTTTAGGTTATACGAATGAAGGTTCTGATGGTTTTAATTCAGGAATGATGGTTCGTGATAAATGGCTAGATAAAACAGCTGATCAATTACGCGTGGATAATAAACCGAAAGCTACTGGTTTAATGTTATATGGTCACGAAGGTCCTGCAGACAGCGCTATTAAACAAAATGCTACCTATGAACAAATGGGTATTATGGAAAAGCACTTACCTGATCAAAGTTTTGCATTAGACACACGTAGTATTAATGATCCTCGGGATATAGGACGTCTTTTTACAACTGGTGGTGCTGAAAAAGGTCAAACGATGCGTGCTATTCCAGTAGATCGTTACGTTTCTCGTCCTGAAACTGCGGTTTCATATGCAGGTATTGCTGGGTATCAAAATGAAGCAGGTTATATCCCTGGCGAATACATGCCTTCTACGAATCAGCAATTAGGTGCACTTCCATTTGCTGGTGCAAATGCGAATGGACGTCAATATGCTACAGATGCGGATTATGAAATAAAAGCGAAAAAGGCTTACCCTAATAATCGTACTATGAATAAACAAGATAATTATTTTGGTATGGTAAGCGGTAGCTTAGGTGCTGCAGTAGCTCCTTTATTAGATATATTACGCCCAAGTCGTAAAGAAAATGTATTAGGTACATTACGTCCCTATCAAAATCCTAGCACAACAGTTCCTCAATCTTATATTTTTAACCCAGCAGATAGACCCGCAGCTACAATCCGTGAAACAACAGAAAAATCTTTGAACCACTTGAATGTAAGTAATACACATACGGACGGTGCCTACCATGTGACTGGACATATTCCAACATATACAAATCGTACAGATACTGATGACTTTTATTACTCTGGCGTAGCTAGTGCAGGAGAGAGATCACGCCAACCAACATCTTATGAAGCAGGATATAACCAACGTAATAATGATATTAAAGCTAGTACAATTGATGGTTATATGGTACAAGGAAATATGAGTTTAATGAATGGTGATATTAATATGCGTCAAATATCTAGGGATAATGTTTTAAAAAATGATCGTGGTGTTATTGGAACTATGCCGTATCAAGCTCCTGATGTGATGAACTTTGGTCGACCTGCTGGTTCTACAAATAATTTATATTCCAATATTCAAATGGATAGAAATACTTCTGATATTACAAGTATGCTAAAATCAAATCCTTATGTAGTAGATTATAAGAGTGCTCTATAAATTTTGTTTTTTTCATAAAAAATTTATGAAAAAAATCCAAAAATCATATTAAGAATTTGGGTTTTGGGCTTTATCAATAGCCGATTGATTTGGTATTTTATCGAGTGGTATTGATGGACCACTAATCTTTGACAAAGTTGGAATAGGGTATTTAAATGTTATTTTTATTTTATTTATATATGCTTTGCAATTTTGGACTGGTATAACTGGAGTAAGATCTACCTTTATTTTAAAAGATTTCTCATTAAATGGGTCTGAATTATCTGCATCTACTTTTCCTATAGAAACACTATTATAATAAATAGGTCCGATAGCTTTTAAATTCATATCTCCGTTAGAGTCAATAGTATTTAACTCTTGAAAAGATAACTGATTTGATTTATCAGAGTTTATTTGATTCGACGCTTTTATGTCCGAAATAGTTTCTAAAACATACGTGTTTTGATTAAATGATATGTCTAACAAAAATACATTCGGTAATACATCTTGGTAAATAATACAATCTGATTCATCATTTTTTTTATCACTCGTAGTAATAACCGGTGAAATTGTTATTATTCTATTTAAAGGGTTTCCCGATGCATCATGTTCACAAGTTGTATTTATGGTCGCAACACTATTCATAGAAAAATCTAATGTAGAGTTTGTGTTTCCGGAAGTTGTAGAAACATTATAAGATCCATTTGGAAAAGGAACCATTTTACCTTGCGATCTATCGTTTAATTTAACATTTAATGAAACTGAAAAATCATCTTCAACGCTCATTCCCTCAATAGTTTTAAAATAAAAATAATAAAAAAATAACATTGCAAATATAATCAATAATAACCCTAATATTATAAAATTACCTATTTTGGTTTTTCTTACCATCTATATTAAAGAAACATAATATTTGAACTAAATAAAAAAAATAAAATATCATATATTTATAAAGGAATGATTATTAAAACAGAGAAAAAAGACGGTGTTACTATCTATACTGTTGAAAAGGATTATGATGATGCAATCTTAGCTAAAAAAATGGATAAATTCTTAAAACCAGATGATATTAAACATATTATTAAATCCGATACAGATGTTTATACTGCCGAAGGAAGATTATTATTAAGATTTAGAAAGAATAAATTAAATAAAGAACATCAAGATGCGTTTTATGAGAATATTATTAAATTTGCAAAGAATGTTTCCGGACTTAGAGGTAGTGCTTCCGGTAGCAAAAAGAAAACTTTAGGTCATGTGAAACAAGTTATGTCGAATATTTTTGGTTATTTTGATAGGTGGACACCTAGTCAAAAATTAATCTTTAAGAAAATGGGTAAAAAACCGGCGATTAATGTTCGAGAATGCCGGTTTAACATGGATCATCCTGAACAATATAAGAAAACAATACCACTTGTACAAGATATTGATCACTGGTATGCTAAACTAACACCCGAACAATACAAAAATCAAAAGAGAAAGGCAAACCAAACACACTATACTGTTGGTAATACAGCTTTTACCACTATAACAACAAATGTAAATTTCCAAACAGGTCTTCATACAGATAAAGGTGATGATGACGAAGGTTTTGGAAACCTAGCTGTGATTGAACGCGGTGATTATACTGGTGCAGAAACATGTTTTCCCCAATATGGAATTGGTGTTGACGTGAGAAGTGGTGATATCTTATTTATGGATGTTCATCAACCTCATGCGAATTTACCTATGCATAAAAAGTCAGATGAGACAATTCGTCTTTCTATTGTTTGCTATTTACGTAAAAATGTATGGTTAAATAGTAAAAATAAGACTCGAAAGTTTGTCGAACATCATAATAAGACTATGAAAGCTATTCGTGGGCAAAATAAAAAATGAACGAAAAAATAAAAATTATTTATATAGATAAATATTATTTTTTACAGCTTCTGAATAATGTATCCCTTATTCGTGATAAGCATAGAGTCAATCTTTGATGTATCAATCGTATAGGTAATAGGATAAGGTCGTTGGATATCTTCATCATCATAAATCGCAACCTGCATCGACGTAATAATACCACTAGCATCTTTCACTATATTTCGGATATAGCAGTTCAATAAATTATTATGAATATAACACATTATCTTTGAACCTTGCATAAGTATGTTATCATAAACACATTTATCAATAAATCCGACGTAAACAGCTCGTTCCTTTCCTAAGTGCTTTGCCCCTTGATTAATATAATGTTCTTTTATTGTTTTTACTGTACCATCGTATCGAAAGTTTTTGTTATTCCATGAAGCATGAATATGTTGTGGATTCGGACGTATAAATATTGGGTTACGTAGAGTTAGACTTTGATAGACGTTGTCTTCCATGTTGGTGATTGATTATTTTATTTATAAAGATAAAATAATTTATTCAATTTTTTTAAGGAAACCTAGGTTTCCTTAAGATCCTTCCTTTTTATGCTTTGCGTGTTTTATTTTTTGGTGTTTTCGGCAATTTCTTGGTTTGTTTTGCTATCTCCGCTTCTGTTCTCGCAGGTATCTTCTTTAATCTAAATTCTGTCATACCATGTTTTTTTGTAGAAATCTCACCATATTCAGGATATTTAGCTTTCAATTTATTCGATGCTTCCAACATTGGCTTTAAACGATCTTCAAATGTTCCTAAACCTCCACTTTTACCATAATATTTTGTCATAAATCCTACTCTATTGAAACGTAACACAATTCCATCCTCCACAAAGTATTTCAAGGTTCTCTCTACATCCTCCTTTTGACCATTTTCTTTTGTAATTGTTAATTCGATAGCTTTGAGATTTGGGCGGTTAATAATTCCATAGAAAGCTCCGACAATATATGTAAGGCATGTTGACATTTCAGGTCTAGCTTTACGGAAAAAGGGATTAAATACAGGATAAACACCCCAGATATATGACTTATTTTTATGGCATTCCTTAAATGCGTGTTTAAAGAAATGATCGAGGCTTTTTCCACGTGTAATACTTGACATGGTTAAATCAATCTTGGAAACATCATCATCAAAAAACACGATATGTTTTCCTTGTGGGAATTGTTCCATGATAAATTGGCGAACAGGTACAAGACCCTTTACGCCGACAACGAGCTTATTATATTTGGATTTATCAAGTATTTTAATATATTCGTCATATTCTTCTTGATTCGCAACATAAACGTATATCTTTTTGGATGGAATATGATTATCTTTTAATGTTTGTAATGTTTTTTCATTACATAATTCTGCTCTTTTGTAGGATGGTATACATACAACATAATCGGTCATTATATATCTTTTATATATAATGAGATTTTTGGTTTCACTAAATACGAGATTTAATAGTTTTTCTCTTTTTGATCTTCATTAATTTTTTTGTTTTTTTACCTCCAAAGTAAGAAAATGGATTTAAAACGCTAAAAATACTAGTACCAGTATTTGTTGTTTCAGATGTAGCTACCTTACTGTTCACAGGAGTTTTTTTTGTTAATAGTTGCTGTTTTAACTTTTTAATAATTTCATCTTTATTATTATCAAATGGAATCCAATTATTTTTGTTAGCTGTTAAATAAAGTGTATCGTTTTTTTTTTTCCATGCAATTTCTCCTGCAATTAAATTATAATCATGATTATCAATTGACATATTATAGTATATACTATAAAAATAAAAAAGATTATCCCATTATATTGTTAATAGTATTGTTAAACTAGTATTTCCAAATCTTCAAACTTCCAATATTCAACAGACCCATTTGTCAGAGGACGTTTTATAATAAAAGGAATTTTTTTTAATTCAAACTCTTTTAGCGCAATTACATACCCATCTATAATGTTTGGTTCTAATTCAACAAATGGTTTTGCACCAGAATTTATTTGTTTTGCACGTTCTCCTAAAATACGTGCCTTTTCATATCTCGTTATAAATGGAAGAGTTTTATGCAAAGGATCAATAATATTTCCGTTTTCATCTCGAATTACCCTAGACAAAACATCAATTTCGTCATAATTATGAGATTGAAGTTCTGGATGAAAATCTGCGATAATTTTCTTTTGAGTATTCTCATCAAACTTTTGTAAATAAAATTCGTCATCATCTTCCTCCTCATCCTGATCTTCGTCATCGTTAAATTCAGAAAACGCAGTACGTAATGTTTCTTCCTTAGGCTCTTCAATTATATCGTCTTCATCTTCATCATCATCATCTTGGTTTTCATCTTCCTCATCTTCTGGAATATCATCATCTATATTATTTTCAGGCATTTCCTCATTTACGTTATAAGCTTCTCTAGGAATCAATTTCTTTAACTGTTCTAAGTTCTTTGTAAGAATATTCTCGTCATCACTATACTCTTCTTCGTCCATCTTTGATTATATATAGAATGATATTTCTAAATTATTAAATAAAAAATAATATAATCAATTTTTTGAGTTATTGTTCGTTTGTCTTCCATGTTGTATCGCATTCGGTGCACATATACAAATATTTCAAATTATCGTCATCGTAACGGATATAAATAATCTCTGCCTTTTTATTATCTTCCTTATTCGTTTTACATTCTACATTCGGGCATTTCATATTATAAATGCGAGGAAGAGTCGGATCAAGTTTGGTATACTCATTAATAATATGGTTAAATTTCTGTTCACCTTTCTTTAGTTGTGAATTCAATACACACAGTCCTTCTTCTGTTAGAGTTTCATCCTTATGCTTACAATTACGACAATAGTAGGTAAGTTGATTTGGGTCATCCACACTAACTCCAATATAGTACATATTATCACATTTCACGCAAAACTTCATTCTTAAGATATATAGTAACGAGAATATTATTTATATATTTTTCTGCGTTAAAATCAATTTTTTAACTATTTTTTATAAAATAATTAATACATATTTCTATTCCTTTGAATATATCAGTTTTGGCTTCCCAATCTAAAATTTTTTTTGCTTTACCAGGATCTCCTAATGAATATTTATTAACTTCATGTTTTAATCTATCATTAGAAAATGTAAAATTTCCCTTCCATAAAACATCTACTTTTTCCCAAAGAAGAATAGGATCTCGATAAATTGGTTCTATGTTATTATTTGGAAAATATGATTTAATGATTTTTAATATATTTTTTACAGAAACAGTTTTTCCTGAGCATACATTTATTACATCATTTATTGGATCTTTTTCTATTAATATATTTATTAATTTAACTATATCATCTATAAAAACATAATCTCTCTCTTGATTTCCATCTGAGTGTAATAAAGGAATTTCATTATTTTTAGAACACTTAATTAAATAAGGAACTAATGGAGGATTGTTTCTAATATGATCTTGATTTGGGCCATATACATTAAAAAACCGTAAAATACTAAATTGTAAATTATAATTGCTATGATACGAAAACAAAATATCTTCACAATGTTTTTTTCCAAGCGAATATATTAAACTTGGACAAACAATATCATCCTCATTAGAAGGAAAATTATTATTGTTTTCGTAAATAGCACCTGTTGATGCAAATATAAAATGTTTAATTCCTATTATTCGACTTGCTTCTAACAAATTGCACATACCTACAACGTTATTGTGATAAGAAAAAGCCGGATTCTGTTGGTTGCCAGGTAGTGATGAAATTGCTGCTAAATTCAAAACTATATCATTTTTTTCTAAAATTCTATATACATCAGCATCTTCTATAGATAGCTTATAAAATACAAAATTTTTATGAAGTTTTATAGTAGCAATATTCTCTTCATAACCACAAATTAAATTATCTATACCTATAACTTTATAACCTAATTCTAATAAATTTTTACATATATTTGAACCAATAAATCCACATACTCCTGTTATTATAACGCGCATAAGTAATATTTATAAATTGTTGTATTTATTAGGGTTTTTAATGAATTATTTCTAAAAAATTGATTCTAGAAAAAGGAATAAAAATATAATCAGTATATATCCTAAAGGCAAATGGAATCTATGAATTCCGCTGCTGATTTAACTATAAAAAAACAAATTGGTGTTAAATATCGGGATGTGTTCGATTTTCTATCTAAACATGTTCATCAAAAAGACCTTCCTACTACCAACCCTAAACCTGTTACGAATACTAGAATTGGTGATCCAAAATTGAATATTCATGGTGGTTCCTATCACATTCCTGATTCAGATTATCCTACGTTTTTGGATCTCTATGCAAAGGAAGTTATAACCGGTAAGAAGAAGGAATATTTAACTGAGATGCAACGAGATAAGGATGGTCCAATTCTAGTAGATATTGATTTTCGCTATGATTATGAAGTAGATGAAAAGCAACATTCACCAGATGATATTGTTGAACTTATCGGAGAATATTTAGGAGAAATTAAGAATATCTATCAACTTGATGAATCGACACAGTTCCAAATTTTTGTCTTCGAAAAGCCTACTGTAAATAGAATTGATGATAAAGCAAAAAACAAGAAAATTACAAAGGATGGGATCCACATGATAATTGGTCTCCAGGCAGATCATGTAACGCAACAAATTTTACGGGAAAAAATTATGGATAAAGCAGCGGAAATCTGGAAGAATTTGCCTCTGAAAAACACGTGGGAGGATGTGTTTGATAAGGGAATTAGTAATGGAAAGACCCCCTGGCAGCTTTATGGATCTAGGAAGCCTGCTAATGACCGTTATCAGCTTACTCGTGTATTTGATGTTTCCTATGATCCTGCGGATCAAGAGTTCATGTATCCTGAGACTCCTGTATCTAGTTTTGACGTAGTGAAAAATATTCATAAACTTTCGGTTCGTTACAAAGATCATCCATCTTTGTTTATGACGACCAAATTCATCCAGGAGTATGAAGAATATAAGCAGGTAAATCGTATTGGAGGCGCTACAGGTGGGAACACGAGTTCAATTACTGTTTCTCGTAAGCCAACTTTGGATGTGTATAATGATGATTTCTTACACCCATCAAACATTATAAAAATTAAATCAAGAGAAGAATTAGATAGAGCAGTTAATAATTTCTTAGACAGTATTCAGGTTTCTGATTATAACCTGCGTGAAATGCATAATTACGCCATGATTTTGCCCGCTAGTTATTATGCAGATGGATCCTATGAGAAGTGGATTCGAGTTGGTTGGGCTTTGAAAAACACAGATGCTCGATTGCTCATTACGTGGATCGCTTTTTGTGCTAGGGCTCCATCATTTCATTTTAGTGAAGTACATGATCGCGTAGAAAGATGGAATGGATTTGAAACACGTAAAACAAACTGTTTATCCAAGAGATCACTTCTACACTGGGCAAAGGCAGATGCTAAGGATGAGTATGAGCGTGTACGACGCGAAACAATTGATTATTTCCTAGAAGAGACGATTCGCACAAGAGGCGCATCAACGAGCAAACACGACGATCGTTCTGGATGTGGTGATACGGATATTGCGAAAGTTTTGTATGAATTGTTTAAACATAACTATGTATGTGTAAGTATTAAAGGAAATATTTGGTATCAGTACGTAAATAACCGTTGGCAAGAAGTAGATTCTGGAACAACGCTTCGTAAGGCAATTTCTGAACAGTTACGTGATTTGTATAATCAAAAAACATTTAGCGCTATGAACACTATGATCGTGAATGGCGACCCCCACGAAGCTCAAAATTCCGAAGAAGACCCAGCAAAACGTAGGTCGATTCGTATTTTGAATATTTGCACTAGACTTTCTGATAGTAATGGTAAGGATAAGATCATGAAAGAGGCTAGGGAGCTTTTCTACGATGGTACGTTTCTTCAAAAGATGGATACAAATGCATATCTGCTTTGCTTTAAGAATGGAGTGATTGATTTTAAGGAGAAGTGCTTTAGAAAGGGTCATCCTGAGGATAATATTTCGATGTGTACAAACATCGATTACCATCCGTTGAATCCTGCGATTCATCAAAAGATAATGGATGAAATCAACGATTTTATGGATAAGCTATTCCCAGAAAAGGAGTTGTGTGAGTATATGTGGGACCATTTGGCATCCACACTTATTGGTACCGCTACAAATCAAACATTTAACATGTATATTGGAATTGGGCAAAATGGAAAGTCTGTTCTGGTAAATTTGATGGAGATGGTTTTGGGTGATTACAAGGGTGATGTTCCGTTAACGCTTGTTACAGAAAAGCGTGGAAAAGTTGGAGGTCTTACGCCAGAGATTGTTGAATTGAAGGGTATTCGTTATGCTGTTATGGCGGAACCCCAGAAAGGTGATAAAATTAATGAGGGTATGATGAAGCAACTTACTAGTGGTAAGGATCGGCTTCAAGGTCGTGCGCCCTACATGCCCCAAACTATTTCATTCCTTCCTCAGTTTAAGTTGGTGGTTACTTGTAATGTCTTCATGGAAATTAAAAGTAATGATCATGGAACTTGGAGACGTATTCGTGCTGTCCCTTTTAAGTCATTATTTACAAAGAACCCGGTAAAGGATGATAAGGAAAAGCCTTTTCAGTTCTTATTGGATGAGTATATTGACGAGAAGTTTGATTCTTGGAAGGAAATATTTGCTGCCATGTTGGTTCATCGTGCTTTCCAAACAAATGGTATGGTAAAGGATTGTTCGATTGTTATGGCAAAGAGCAACGAGTATCGCCAGAGCCAGGATTACATTTCTGAGTTTGTTAGTGATAAAATTGTTCGTGATCCAACAGGTCGTATTAAGAAGATGGAACTTAACAGCGAATTTACAATCTGGCATGCATCAAATTATGGTGGAAGATGTCCCGGTCCAAAAGACTTACACGATTTTATGGATAAAGAATTTGGAAAACAAAGAGATAACTCTTGGCGTGGTGTTAAGATTATCTATGATACTGAAAAATTTAATATAACTCAAGAAGGTGAATATGCCGATGATGTTGATGAAGATGAACTCGTATAAATTACTTATTCGTATCATATTGACTCTGTGGATCTTTATACACTTTTGATACAAATAAAGAATACAAAAGAGTAAATAGATAAATAACAAATTCAGATGCCCAATTTATGTAAAATGGATAACCAGCAAATAGTACTATAACAATAATCTTTACATAAATGTTTAAATTCATGATGTTCAATACAAATACTTCATAAATAAATCCGAGAAAGCAAATATAATATACAGCTAATAAAAATTTATTAATGGTTGTATAACGATTCTTTTTTTCAGTTAAAAAAGTAGAATCTCTTATTTCGCCCGCAGATTTTGAACTTTCAGAATCTATTTTTGCATTTATAGCATTATTTTCTGTAATAACATTTTCGAAAATTGTTTTTTTAATACTTATGTCCTTAGATATATAATCTACATTTTTTTTATTTAATTCATTATTGTATCCTTTTGAATAGTAGTCTAAATTTTTATAAGATGAAAACACTTGATCGTAGTTATCTAAGTGGTTGATATTATTCGATATGTCCGCAATTATATCGTTAGTTTGGTATCCTAACTGTTTTAATTTTTCTTTTATAGGATCGGTTAATTGTTTCTGTTGAGCAGGCATAGTTACATTATAATAAACTTCAGATTTGGTATTATATTCAGTTAGTTTATTATTTAAATCTTTTATTGCACTCACATATTTGGTTAAATCAGTTACTTGATTTTTTAAGTCACCTGAATTTAAAATGTCAGAAGACACACCATCAGCATTACACTTATTTTCTAATGCGGTAAGTTGGGAATTTAAATTAATAAAATTCTGTCGGAAATCTTGAGAATTAATTTGAACATACATATCTTTGTAATTATCAGGTAATGATGGTGGTGCAACTGGTTGTGACATAAAGTAATTATATTACTATTAGATTTTATTTAGTAATACAATTAATTTTTTGTGAAAAAATATTTATAAGCAAATCGTAAATTGTCTTGAAAATTTGATATGAAAAATGGAAATAGTACAAATAATGTTATAAGTAAAATCTTTGTTACTCTAGTCATATTTTTATTGTACACAAAGTATGCTAAAACAATTAATAATATGCAATAAAATATGTATAACATGTTGTTAAAATAAATTAAAGATTCTGTCGTGGTCTTAAAATAGGTTACTTTATCATTATCTGGGGAATATATATCCTTTTGTTCTTTAATCTTATTATTTAACATATTATTTTCTCTCATAACATTTCCGTAGTATTTTTCCTTATGATTATAAATGGATATTTCTAGATTAGTATTTGAAAATAAGTAATTATATATGCTTTTGAAAGTATTTGCTATACTACTAGATAATGTCTCTTCTATGGTTTTATCCTCACTTACTTGGTTAATTAAAACGTAATCTTTTGCTTTTAATTCATCGTATTGGGATTGTAATAAATGTAACATCGTATTCAGATCATCAATTTCTTGTTGATAAACACTAGTTCTTTGTGGTATTTTATTATTGTAATAATCATTTGCGGTTGATAATAATGGTTCAAATTTTTGATTCAAATCATATGCTTGTTTTAGTAGTTCTACAACTTTGGGAGCATTTTGTAGCAGTTGAGTTTTTTTATTTAGGAAATTTTGATCACATGGATGACATGTTGGGTCCCTGTTCTCGAAAAACCCACTATTATTATAATGATTTTTTGCTGCTTCAAGATTATTACCAAAAGCTGCTCGTAAATCAGAATATCTATCTAAATAGCATCGTGCTTCTTCATCACTTAACGCGAAATCTAATACAAGACTTTGGTTCTCACCGCCTTTGCATCCCCACATATGAAGACGTTTACCACTTGCGCCTCTACCCCAATTATTATCTAAACATACACCTTTAGTTGTGGTTCTTAAGGTTCCATTATTTGAAGAATGTGGTAAAAAGAATTTTTGATTATAATTATTTCTATCACAGTTCCAATAATGATATTCTGTCTCACCGTTTCCTTTTCCACCACCATCATCTAAACAAACGCCTTGGTTTTTATTTGGATTTCTTATTTGTTGCGTATTATAATCATAAGTAAACCACTGATTACTATTGTTCCTATTACATTCCCAAGTAACATAATTTCCACCTTGCCAATTGGTGCCTCCATCATCTACACATGTATTGTTTATATCTCTAAATCTTAACATAAACGGTCTTGACTTTCCCATATTTCTTAACTATAATATGGACACATTTAATTTTTGTATTAAATGTCTCAATTTTGATCCTCTTTATAGAAAAAGTTTTTTATCAGTTTAGTAGAACATAATTTGAAAATTCGAATGCGCTATTTGGCGTTATCTTAGATATTTCTGATTTATTATACGCTAGGTTCATAGTTGTAAATCCACTAATACTAACAGAATTACATCTTGAATTTCCTTCATCCCAGGTTGTATTTGGTCCACAGCAATCTGAACCCATGCAACCATTTATATTTATCAAATCTAATAAATTACCGGTATCTGTGCTAGTTGCCACAGTGTTTCCTTCAACAGGTTTATTTATTCCAGGAAGATCCAACTCGTCGTAATTTATTTTACTACGTGTTTGAATATCAAGAAATAAATACATTCCAGTAAATATGCCTATCGATATTACGATAATCGATAAAATATCGAATATGGATTGAGGAATAAATGGAAATGTTCTACTAAGAATGATAATACCAATAAATAATCCTAAAGTTATAATAAAAATAATAAGTAAATTCGTATAGGCATTTTGTCTTAATCTGGCACTATTATTTAAATCCGCTGCTCTTTTTTTACCGGTTAATATTTTATCTACACTATCTTTCTTATCTTGTAATCTTTGATTTTCCATATTTACGATATTTAAAACGTTGCTTTGTTGTGTTAGTATTCCATCGGTTGTTTTATTAGAATTTGTATAATCTCCATACAAAGATTGTAAATTTTTTTGTATATTATCTATAATAGGAGCTGATAGCGGATCTTGGGACTGGCCCTTTAAATTTACCAAATAGTCTTTTTGAATATTTAAAGCACCATTTAAATCAATATTTGGATTAGACATAGTTATATAATAACTAAATATTTTTAGTTATTATTAAATTCAACAATAATATATATATATATTAATTTATTCTCTTGCCATAACAATTCCAAATATTAATAAAGATGCTGCCGTAATTGTTCCTAAAACATAAAGAGAATTTTGTTGTATTAATAATTCACGAGTATCGCTTATTCTTCCGTCTACTACTGTACTTTTATTATTTAAATCAAATGGTGTATTATAATCATATTTTGGATTTCCAGATAAGTCTTTAATCGTGTTGTTCATTTTATCAATTTGTCCTGATAAATTTACATAGTTTGAATTCAAGTTGTTTAATTTATTGGAATAATCTGTTCCTATATCACGCATAGGGGCAATTTGTTTTTGATCAATCGCATCCACTAATCCTACTTCTTTCGGTTTACCTTTACCATAAGTATCATATACAGTATTAGAGTTTTGATAACCATGACTTTCAAATCCTTCTTTTAAATCTGAACATTTATTACTAGCATTTGTTAGTAATGGATCATTACCACTTGTACCATTATAGTATTTGTACTGAGTAATCATAGGTGTTAATTTATCACACGGAATACCGCCATTTATATCTGATCGATCAAATGGTGTTGTTGATACTGTGTAATCAGAATAAGCAGAATAATTTGATCCAGGTACATTATTTTTACTTAATATTTTTCTAAAATCACTAGGGTCTAAATTCATTTTTACGTTTCTTACATTAAGAGCAGAAGTTTGTATTGAAGAATTAGGTTGAATTGGAGTCCATGTTTTTGGAAGATAATCGACTGAATTGTTTAAACAATAATTCTTGCCGTCATTCATTTTATACTGATAAAAATATTTACATGTAACATCAGTATTACAATTTGTTTGACAATCATCTGTTTGTGTTGCCTTTGCCATTTCAGAAGGAATTGGTGCAAAATCTGAATATTTAATATAACTATTATCTGGTAAAACTGCAGAATTGCTCTTCTCTATATATTGTAATTCTCTATCCTTTTTAAAAAATAATTTGTCCGACTTTTTATCAGCATCAATTCCATATAAATAGTAAGCAGAATTATTATTTGATGTATAATTGAAGGTTTTACCATAATTATCTACTGCTTGTTTCGTTACACAACCTTTAATTGTTTGTTTAATTACTAAATTACCAAACTCATTTATTTCTAATTTAAATTTACTATTGTCTGAAATTAAAATAGGTTGATTTGGTTTCGTTATATCTCCTACTGTAGATAAATCAAGTGTGTTTGTAATGTTGTTTACATATTTATAATTTGCCCAATCCGCATTTTCAATTGGCACACCAATATTACTTTTTGTTTTAGAAATAGAACTGTAATTACCGCTTGTATCTTGCTTATATAAGATTCCATCATGATCTAAAATAATTTTACCATTTGAAGTACCGTAGTCAATTGTGTTTCCGTTTTGATTGAACGTTATTTTTCCATTATTGTAATTTAATACACCAGAATATGTGCTTGGATTTGTCATAGCATTTCCAGCAGCTGTTGTTTGGTTAGTCGACCATATTTCTTGAAAATCATAATTATTATCTCCACTTCTAGCCGTTGAAGTTGGATCGTTCACATAACAATTAAATAATTTTGGATCTTCTGGGTTTAATGCAGTCATAGAGTAGAAAAAATTAGAATTCATACTAAAATTATTTACTTCCACAGTTTGATCTTCAGTTTTTGTGGTTAATGTAAATAATAATTGTGAATAATCTGTACGTTGAGTTCCATTTTCTTCCTTAATAGTTAATATGAAATTATGACCTCCTCCCCTTTCACCAAATTGCATGCGAATTGGGTAGTTTTGATTTTTTATTAAACTAGTTTGATTTGTTTTATAGTTCATGCCATGTAATCCACCATCATTTACTAAGGAATTAGAAGTTGTATATGAATTAGTTGCATTATTTCCTAACCACAAGTAAGATGCGTCGTCACTATTTAATCCAAATGTCCATGATCCTGTTTTATCCGGAATAAAAAATCCAGTCCATTCCACAGAATAATCATGTTGGTTACCATCTGGTTTTATAATATAATTATTTGTTGCAGTCGTAATACTTCCGAAATCTGTTGCTTGTCCATTATTCAATACTGGCGCAGTATTGAATAATTGGACATTATCATTAAAATAACTTTGTATAACTTTGTAATTTAGACCTGGTGTTTTAATTACCTTATTAACACGTGTTTTTAAAGAACTTGTATTATTATTAGTACTATTACTCGGAACAAAATTATTCGTCCACTTCATATTTGCTAGTTTCATAGCTGCATTCATTTTACAACTTTCTCTTGTATGCAAACCAGGTATTTGTATCATAGGATTTTGCTGATCTTTCGCATATTCACTTTTTGTAAAGCATTGTTTCGAATCCGTATCCTTGATTTGAGCAACATCCTGTGGCTGAAAATATACATAATATAAACTCGTTTTTAAGGTATCGTAACTTTGCGTTAAATTTGAAGCTATTGTATTTACACTATCCATAATTTGTTATTTATATTACTTAGATAAAAATATATTACTAAATTTATTTCTTTTGTACATAAAAATAAAGTGAACCACTAAACCCTAAAAACAAAAATAAATTCAAATAAGTATTTAGATTTTGTGATTCTCTTTCAAAAATACTACTTTGTAAGGAAGTTTTCATAGTTTCTTCCGGTAAAATAGATGATAAACTATAATTGGAATACTTCATATCTGTAAATGTTTCAGATACAGCATCTGGATTCACAGTTGTATCAACTAAGCCAATTATTTTTATCTCATTAATTTCTAAAACAGAATTGCTCGGAAATAATTCTAGAAACACAAAGCGAAAGTATAAATAGCTTTCCGTTGTATTTACATTAAATGTTTTTGTTGAACTTTTTTTTTCATTTGTTATTAAAGGAAGTT